TTCCGAGGCTGGTAAATTTATGTTTGAGGCTTTCTTCGATAATCTTATGGCGGCGAACAATACGAGCGGCACGGCATTTTTCTCCGCGCCCGTGCAAAACATTAAGTCGCACGATTATCCCGAAAGCGCGAACGCGAATAAGGTTGCAAGCAGTTTCAACGAATATGCGACCGAAAAAAGCGGGCTTGCCGCGATTATTCCGATAAGCGATCCGAAAGCGGGTCAGGCAAATTTATCGGCAAAGTTAGAAGCACGATACAGCGAGTGCGTTTATCGTCAGTTTGAGCGTATGATGAGCGAAATATATAAATCGCTCAATCTTAAATACGAATGGGATTTTCACTTCTTCGGCACTATTTACACCGAGGAAGAGGAACGAAAGAATGCGAATACCGCCATTGCGAACGGAGATATTTCGGCGCACTTCATTTTAGCCGCGCTCGACAGACAAAGTTGGGTGGATAAATTGGCAATGATGAAGACGGTAAAAGAAAGCGGACTTCTCGATATGCTTATTCCGCCGATAACGAGTTATACGGCGAAACAAGAAAATAGCGGTTTACCGCCCACGGGCGGGAGACCGAAAGCCGAGGGTGTAACCGAGGGCAACGAAAAATCCGCAGACAGCGGCGACGGCGGCAACGAATAAAATCTAAAAGGAGCAATAATCAAAATGATTAGAGATAAAATGAAACTCGTTTTGGACGGCAAAACAGCCGCGAGCGAGAGCGAAGTAATCCCCAACACCATAGGCGAAATGCTTTTCGTTCAGGTTGACGGCGACGCGTCTGCGTTTACTATGCAGGTGCTAGGGCGTTGCAATCGTTCTGGCGGACAGTTTGTAAACCTTACGGGTTTCGACGGGGCTTTTAATCTTAAAAGTTCTATTACCGCGAACGGCGTTTACGCCTATTACATAGAGGGAATGACCGAGATAAAAGTTAATCTAATATCGGTCGTAAGCGGTTCGGTTTCGGCGTATGTAACGACTACGACGGCAAAGGGGTAATACATTATGGCTGACAGATTTTGGCAACTTCTTGCGATAAAAGGCATAAAAGGCGGTTCTGAGCCGACGCCTACGCAAGAAAAAACGGTTGACCTCGATATGGCAAACGGCAATCAGGTCATCACGCCTGATGACGGGTATCTTTTGACGAAAGGTACTGTTGTAAAACCCGACACGCTTGTACCTGCCAATATTAAAAAAGGCGTAAATATCGGTGGCGTTGTCGGTGAAATGGAATCTGCCGATTCGCTCGCAGGTATTATTGACGGGTCGCTAACGCATTTTGTTATGCCGCCTGATATAACGAAGATAGCGGACTATCGTTTTTATAATTTCAAAAACTTGGAAACGGTAGATTTAGGAAACGTTCAGGATATAGGCAATTATGCTTTTGATAATGCAGGCTTAACGAGCATAATAATTCCCAAGACAACTAAAAAAATAGGCTCTTACGCATTTAGCACAAATAGTAATGCTACGCATTTAAGCGGGAGCATGGATGGGGATATAGGTGATTCTGCATTCAGCAGTCTAAGCAAAGTAATAGAATGCGATTTGTCGAATTTTAATATTCATAAGTTGGGGCAAAGTGCTTTCCGCTTTTTAGGCAGCAATAGAGCAAATCAATCTCAAAATATAGTTGTCTTAGATTTTTCAAATTCTGACTTTCCGTTAATTCGAGGGTATTGTTTTGCGTCAAGTCAATATTTGCGTATAATTCTCCCCAAGTCGATACAGGACATAGAGTCGGGTGCGTTTTATAGTCTTCGTAATTGTGAATTGTATTTCCTCAAACTGGCTCCTCCAACCGTAAAGAACTCTGATGTGTGGAGTGGCTCGACGAACAATAAAATTTTTGTGCCATATAATGTGATAAACGCTTATAAAACTGCGACAAACTGGACAACGCAAGCGAGTAACATAATCGGATATGTGGGCGCAGGAATACTGCCTGTTGGGAGCGAATTGCCGACCATCAATGAAGAAGGTTATGTTTTGACTTGGTTCAGCGATAAGGCTTGTACGGTTTCGGCAACGACCGTCGAAAATGCCGATGCGATATACTATTGTACGAGTGGCACAGAAAAAATCGGTTATGGGGTTAAATCGATAGAAACAGTATCGTGTAGTGTTACGATTTCAGACGGAACAAAGACCTATCGTCAAGGCGGCGGTATTTTAGCGGGTACAGTCGTAACAATCACGACTTCGGCAACCGAAAGCGGATTTGTGCCTTATCTCTTGCAAGTAAATGGTGAAGACTTTACAAGCGGTAGCACGTTCACAGTGAATGAAGATTTGAATATTACGGCAATTTACTGGGATGGCGAAAATGTTCCTTTACTGCCTGTATTCGGCGATAACAGTTGGGCTATGATACGACAAGCGTTCCGAAAAGGTCTTGCCTCGGGCTTGTGGGCAGTCGGAGACCAGAAAGAAGTCACGCTCGGCGACGGAAATACTTACCATATCAGAATTGCAGATATGCAGTCGGGTAGATATAATCTTACGGACGGTAGCGGAACAACGAACGGTGTTTTTGAATTTGTCGAGTGCTTGCCAACGAGTTATCCTATTAACTCTTCACAAGTTACAGACGGTGATGTAACAGCGTATACGGCAGGCGGTTGGGCAATGTGTCAAATGAAAAACACTACTCTTGACGTAACCGTATGGGGTTTGTTGCCTAGTGATATGAAATTCGCGATCAGCGAAATCACTCTTAACGAGTACAGTTATTCTGCGCCGTCGCCTCGTGAAAGTACGAATAAATTATTCTTGCCTGCCGAAACCGAAATTTTTATGGATCGACATTATTCGGCAGAAGGTGTTCAAACAGGGTGTGTCAAATATAATCGCTTTGATTATTACGCAGTAGCAACAACGGATGGCAGTCTTCCGTTGCGACAGAAAAATAAGTTTGGGCAGACCTATACAATAATGTGGTGGCTGCGCTCTCCCTATTCTGGGCATACTAGTTATTTCTGCATTGTGAGCGACAGCGGTAGTTACTCCAACTATTACGCGAACTACTCTTACGGCGTTGCCCCCTGCTTTGCAATATAAATATAATTGAGCAACCCGCGAAACAACATTAAAAAAGGAGAAAAATATGTCGGTGATTGAGATTTACCCTTATGTTGACGAACAAGGGGTAGAAAATGAAAAACTCGTACAGCATAAGAGCGACGACGGGAAACGAATTATCCAACTCGAAACAGGTAGGATATACGACGAGGCGATAGATTTATATCCGAGCAAGTATACCTATGCCGAAGTAATAGAACCCGAGGAGAAAGAACCCGACGGGAGTATAGAGGCGGTAGTCAATGCAAACTAATCGATACGATTCCACGGGTTTTGCCCCGACGAATATACCGAGTAAAAGCGAAACCCTATACACGGATATTCCCGACCACATAAAGACGATAGAAACGCTTGCCGAAGAGTGCAGACGGCGCGGAAATCGACTTGAAATTATGAACGGTAAAGTGTACGAAGTAAAGCGAACATTGCTTATGGAGTTGGATAAGGTATGAAAAAGAGAGATTTTTACAATTATGACAACGCGGATTTAGCGTTTCTTAAACCGCTTATGCGAAAAGTTATGACGGCATACGGCGAGGCGGAAAGATTTTTCGCTTTCATAAAAGAAATAACTTGGGCAGAGTTCGGCTTAAAATCGCTTACCGGGTACATACACTCGCTCGAACATAAACAACCCGATTATGTCGACGACTTTAAGGCTATTTTAGCCGAAAAGGGCTTAATGGTCGAATATCCGCCCATAAATGAACTCGTCGAAGATTTCGGCGATCTCGATAAAGTTTTCGAGGTTTGCGTAGGAATAATCGACGATACCGACGAGGCGTTGAGAGAGTTTGTCTTTACGGTAGACGGCGAGCATAAAGAGTTTTCGGCACTTGCAAGAAAGGTTGAAGACCTGCAAATGCGAAACAGCGCAGACAGGGCGTTTATGTTGGATGCTTGGTCTATGTGGGATAATGAGCCGTCGTACAGTTCGTTTGACAACTGGGTAAAAAACAACGCTCCGCAAATAAAAGAATAAAGACAAAACCTTCAGAGTTTGGTGTGGATTATGGCAGAACTTAAATCTATGGACGAGTTAAGAAAACTCGCCGAGAAAGAAATTGAAGAAAAAAACAATAAAACAGAAGTCGCCGTACCCGCCGACGCCAAAAATCAAACGAGTGTAATGGACGTTGTAAAGGACAAAGAAAACGAACTGTTACAATCGAAAGAAGTGCAGGAGTTGGGGCGCAGGTGCGGCGAAGAGCGGATAAAATCCGACTTGGCGAAAGAGGCAAGCGATATTCGCCGGCGTAACGTTCAGACTGCCGAAAGTCTTTACGAAACCGAAACAAGAGAGTTACGGCTAAAACATTTACGGGCGCAACTCAATCGGCAGCACAAGTACGAAATGGACACTCTCGAACAGGACGCTCGGCATACGCAAATGCTCAATAAGCGCAGAAAGCAAGTCGAAAAGTATTTGTATCTTTACAACAGCGCGCCCGACAACATGGTCGAGGTTTTGGACGGGAAAGGCGAAAAATACTCCGTGCCGAAAGATTTTTCGTATTCGGATTTTGTCAATCGTTTCCGCCAACTCGGCAGAAACCTGTCGAAACTCGATAAGCCGATACTGCAAACCATTAAATGGGCGTTAATAATCGGCGCAGGCATAGGGATTGTATTCCTCTTGAAACGGCTAGGCATTCTTAACTGAATCGTAGGCAAATCTTAAATAAACGTCTTTTTTCAGGGAAGAGACATGGTGAAAACGGACTTTATGAAATTATTAAAAATCTATAAAGGAGAACAAACGAAAATGGATTACGAAGTCATCAATAAAGACCACGTTATCGTGGCTGAAATTGAGAAAAGGCAAGCACTCGTAGACGATTATGAAAATAAAATCGCCAGACGAGCGCAACTTGCGGTAGAACTCGATAATCTCGACAAAGAAATCGCGGAAACCGACAAAAACAGATTATCCGCCGAAATCGTCGAACTCGAAGACTGTGCCGCAAAACTCGGGCTGATAAAATATCCCGAACCCGAAATCCCGACGCCCGAAGAAATTCGTGACGAAAGCGTCGAAACCGCGGCGGTCGAACCGCAGGTCGTTTATTAAGCGGAGGCGTTATTATATGTTGGAATGTATAAAACAAGAACTGCTTAAAGCGAGAGCGAATATCGAGGCGTTGAAACAATCGGAGATCGCCAATCAGAAAGCGAAAGCGAATATCGAGGTTATCGACCCCGAATGTCAAAGGCTCGAAGAAGAGAAAAACAAGGTACTTACTACCGCAAACGAGGCGTACAACAAACAGACCGAAGAAATAATCAAGAAATACGACCTTCAAAAAGCGGCGTTTAAGGAAACGGCTGAAAGAAAAATCGAAGAGAAGGTCGAAGAAAGTTTCAAGGTCGTTTTGGACAATCTCGACAAACAACTTGCAACCGAGTAAGGGGGGATAGTTATGGATTTTGTAGTACATATACTGCATAATCGATACGTTATGATATGGATTATGGCGGCTATAATATTCCTTCTTACGCAGGCAATCAAATTACCTATCAAGCATTTTACGATAAGAATAAAGGTGGAAAGAACGCGTAAGGCGGTCAATTCGGTTATTCTTTTGTTGCCGTTTGCGTTGGGTTGCTTGTTTGAATACTTATACGATATTTATGTGTTGAAAGCCGTTTACGACGTTGCGGCGGGGTTTATCCTCGGCGGTCAGTCGATTGCTCTTTACGGAATTTTTGAAAGATTTCTCGGGGTAAAAATTGAAAATCCCTATGAAAGCGAAGAGGGCAAAGCAGTCATCGACGAGGTAAACAAAGCGGTCGCCGACGGAACTGTTACTACCGGCGAAATTAAAGAAATTGCCAACGCCTCGGTCAACGGTAAAAGTAAAAAGGCTAAAAAAGAAGAAGTCGAAGAACAGGATTTAAGCGAAGGGACGTCCGACACGTTACAAAAGTTTATCGATAATCTCGACTTGAAGTAATATCAAAAACTGAATATATATGCGGTTTCGACAAACGGGTCGTAAACGACAGCCAAACGGGGCTATGAGTTAAACTATCGGGAAATATTCCGACGGTTGCTCGTAGCCCCTTTTATATATTCAAAAGCAGGAAACGACGATGAGCAAATTCAAGACAATAACCGAAAACGGGAAAATTTACAACTCATTTATCGGCAAACTTAAAGTTCTTGCCGAAAAGGACGGTTGGCGGCAAAAAGCAGAATTATGGCTTTTGAACGACATAACGAACAATAACGATTGGCGTTATGAGCGGTTAGAAGAACATAGAGGGCTATTTGCCAAGACCCCGATACTCGTCGCTTATGTCGGCGACAAAATCGGCGACGGACACAATTTCAGACAAATAAACAATCCCGACGGGAGTGTTGTTGCCTCGTTTATGAGTTCTACCGCCGAAAGAATAGTCGGCTTTTTCGATGATGACAGCGATATAAGGATCGAAGAAAAAGACGGCAAAAAATGGATAGTAGGCATTGGGTATATCTGGCAATGGTATGCACAGGAGTTGGTGGCAAAAATCAAGAAACAGGGTCTTGACGGAATGTCTATCAGCATTGAAACCCTTATAGACGAAATGCACAAAGAGGGTTCTACCGAAGTGTTTACCAAGTATCAGATACTCGGCACGACTATATTGGGCGATGACGTCGCTCCCGCTGTTACGGGTGCGTATATCAAAGCCTTGTCCGCTTTGGGCGTTGACAAGATTAGAGAAGAGACATTAAAGGTCGCGTCAATGCAAAAGCAAAACCAAAATCAAAATCCGCAAACAAAAACAAAAAAGGAGAACAAAGTAACAATGAAACTCAAAGACTTAAAAAACGGTAAGTTCAACGGGTTCAGAGTTGTCGGCGTAGACGGCGAGAAAGTCGCTCTCTTGTCGCTCGACAAAAACGATGCTTATGTTTCTACCGCAGTTCAAGACAACGGCGAGATTGTCGAGGGCGTTAAAACCGCCGTCAACGCGACTGTTGTTTTTGGCGAAGGTGAAAACGAAGTTAAAGTCGCCCTCGACGCTGTAATCGACGACCTGACTACCGAAAACGCCGGTCTTAAAGCCGAACTCAACTCGGTAAAAGAGAGTAAGGAAACGGTCGAAAAGTCGCTTAAAACTATGCAGGACGCAGAAACGGCACGCAGAAAAGAGGCGGTTAAAAACGCCGTCCGCGACCAGTTGGAGAAGAACAGAGAAAATTCCAACGCCGATATAGCGGACAACGAATGCGACGATCTTCTTACCGACGAAAAGGTTGCCAAGTATGCCGAAATGGAAGAGGACGGCAAGTTTGTCGGCGACGAAAAAGCGCGTTGCGACGTTGACGCGCGTTGTATGAGTAAGATCCGCGAACAGAACAAAGCAAGAATGCAGAAAACTTTCGCATGGGAAGACCACAAATCGAACTCCGATACGGGCAATGGCGGCGATGACGTTCAAAGTCTTATCGATAAAATGACCAATCAAGGCATTCAATAAAAAAAATTAAAGGAGAACTCAATTATGAGCAAAATTAAGAATACTCGTTTTGAAGTTTTTGTTTCCAACTCGAAGAGAAACGACAATCAAAACGTAACGGGTAAATTCGGCTCGTTCAGCGGTAGCGATTTTACGCCCGACGACTGCGCCGCAGGTTTCCTGTGCGTAACCAAAGAAAGACTCCCGCTTTTGGGATATGAAGACGCGGGTCTTAAAAACGCAAACAGTTACTATATGATCGCGGCGGCGAACGGCAATGTGGCAGGTCTTCCTGCGGACAGAACCGGCATTTACGCCTGCAACACTTACGACGTGAACAAAGCGGTAGACAGCGACGGGATGGTCGTAAATCTTCCCGGTAAAACGCTCGGGCTTGCTCTTCCGGCAGACGAAAGAGGCGACTTCACCGAACTTATGGTCGGCGAGCAATACAATTTCGGCGCGGGCAACTTCTCGACTGCTCCGTCTGAATCTCTTAAATACGCGACTATAACCAACGGTTTACTTGTCGCGGTGGCGGCTGCGCCTACCGACGGTAGCATTTACTTCGCGATCGAAGATTTCAGCAAACGCTTTATCGAAGGCGCGTATGACGGCGGACAAAAGATAACCGTCAGATGCCTGAGAAGTGTAAAAGCCGCAGGTTAATAGGAGGAGAAAAGAATGAACGCAAAAGCATTGAACAATTTGTCGAGAGATATTTTCTCTTACAAATCCAACAACAACCAAAAAATAAAAGTTTGCTCCGCGGACGGAAAGTCGAGAGACATCAGCCGTGATGAACTTATCAGCGCGGGTCGTCTTGCGACCGCCGAATACTTCGGCAGAATTGCGAACGCAACCAAAAACAACACCATAAAATATTTGTCCAAAGTCGAAGATTATGCGTCTTTTTCGCGTAACACTTGGGTAGAAACCGTTGTTTTCTGTGCGGCACAAGCGAATAAGGCGATCGGTAAAGCCCCGTACTCGAATATGAAAGAAGTCGAGAACGACCTCGGGCTGTATAAAAACCCTATATTCCTTAACGCTTTACAGTCGATAACCCAAGAGGTTATAACTCCGCTGCTCCCCGCCGTTATGGACGGTATAACCGACAGGCTCGTAACGTGGGATAGAGGCAGAATCGGCGAGACCAAACTCGTTGACATACTTTCCAACGACTTCTTCGTCTTTGACGATGATTCTTGGGGTTCGGTTTCGAGTAAACCGTATCAGTACCTTTACAAGAGCCAGATTGCCGTTACTCCCAAGCCGTATACCGCGAAGACCAAAATCAAGTGGTATCAGGATATAGTAGACGGTGAGGCTGGTCGTTATTACGCGGCGTTTGCGCGTGGTGCGGCAAGCAAAATGTACGCGATGACGCTCGGCGAGTTCAATAAGGCGGTTGCAAACTCGAAATATATGCCTTCGGGCATGGTTATTGACGGTTTCTCGCTCGATAACTGGAATCAGGCGTTAATGCAGGCGCAAGCCCTTAACGGCGTTTCCCGTAATCAACTTATGGCTCTCGGTTCTCTTGCCGGTCTTTCCAAAATCCTTCCTACGGTCGGCACAGACGGCGCGGTAGCGGGTATTCAGGGCGAAATCGGTACGGAGTTCGTTAAGAACGGTTTCCTTGCCAACGTCGCAGGCGTAGATCTCATCGAGGCGGGTCTTACGGTTGTACCCGGCACGCAGAACTATGAACCGAAATTCCTCGGTCTTGACAGCGCAACGAAGAAGAACGTTTACGTTATGGCAAAACTCGGTTATGCGCCTATGGTAGGTGTTATCGCCGAAGGTTCGCCCATAACTATAACGTTTACCCCAAGAGAAACCGCCGATATGACGATTGACATCGAGGAAACGCTCATATTCGATATAAAGCCGGCATTCAGTTCCAAGATAATCAATATTCAGATTTAACGGCACTTGCGGTTTATAAACCGTTTGAGAGCCTTGTTATTTTGGAATACTCTTAAACTATAAACCGAAAACAACCAAACACGACGGAGAATATACATTTCTCCGCCGTGTATACGGGAATAACAGTAGCGGTGTGTGCAACTCCACCAATTCCCTAATTAAATTTTCCGAAGGAGAAGAAAAATGGCAGAGGAAATGAAAAAAGCAACCATGAAAGGCGCGAATGAAATTCGCAAAACGTATACCGAGGCGGAACTTAACGCTATCGTAAACAAAGCCGTAGCAGAGGCGGTTAAAACCGCAATGCAAAACGTACAACCTCAGACGGTCTACGTTAAAGACCAAACAGACGAATACGTTACGCTTTTGTATATGGGCGTTGTAGCCGAAGGTTCGACCGTCCACCTTAACGACAGGCTCGGAGACATACAGGGAAGAGGGGGTACGAGAGATATTCCCAAAAAAGAATTTTTGCAGAACTTGACCCCGAGTGTCCTCGATCGTCTTAAAGACAGAAGACTTATCGTTTTATCCGGGCTTTCCGATGACGAGAGAGAGCGTTATGGTCTTAAATATGATGACGGAGAATTGCTTTCACCCGACATTTATTACAAATTGCTGGCGTTGCCCGAAGATACCATTTGTAAAATATTCAAACTGGCTTGCCCGTCGCACAAAGCGATAATCACCACGCTTTTCATCGACGCATATATGGCGCACGACAGCAGGGTAAATCAACCGCTTGTTCAAAGGCTCAACGAATTATCCAAAGAGGCGGACAAAGACGGTATGTTTAAGGCTATATTGAAAGATATGGCGAAAGTATTAGCCGATACGGCAGACTGAATAAAAGGGAAATAAAATGACACCGATTTTAGACATAATAACTAACTATTGCGCTCAATACGTTGACGATATACGACTTGAAGAGTTGGCGACAGACAACCCTCCGCTCTATGCGAGGAAAATGGCGGCATACCTGAATACAGCAATTCCGTTATTCAATAAACCGCCGGAAGTTTTACCGTTCCTCGTGGGGGATAAAGATTCTCCCGGGTACACTCCCGCACAATGCGATGATTTGCGCTATACCGTCACCGAAGACCTTACCGCTGCTACTACGGTGCAGTTGGGGATTTCGTATATCGGTTACGAATTGTTTTCGGCGCATGTGTTGGTTAAAGATGACGCTCAAAACGTTGTCTCAGTCAAGACGGATTTATGCGTTTACGACAGCGCGAAAGGCGAAATTACGATAAACGCGAGTGCGGAACAACCTGTCTCAAAAGGTACGATATTCGACTTCGATTTTTATATCGACGGAGAATTTAAGAATGATTTGCCTATCGAAATGAAGAGCATTCTCGGAATGTGTTTTCAAGTCGTATGGCAGGATCGCTTTAACTCTGATTGGCTTTCCAATGTGGCTAAGGTTGAGGACAAAAGTTTTTACGAGCAGAATCGCGCACGGAAAATGGACGCAGATACGGCACGCCTTGACCAACTTCGTCGCAAACTTGCCGAGGAAATGAGACAGTACGAACAAAACTTGTATTATCGAGCGACTATATCTCCTCAAAATCGGTTGAAGTTTTAAGGTGAACGACTATGAAATATTTCAAAATAACCGATGAACTTATGGAAAAGGCTAAGACCTATATGCCGCTTGCAGAGAAACAGACGGTTTCTTTGCAAATCGCAAAACTTTGCCTGCTTGACGTCGTAAACGAAAAAGAAACAGCCGAAGTAAATAAAATACTCGCTCTTCCCGCCGTTCAGGGCGAAAACGCGGCGTTGAAATCGATATTGTTGCAAAATACCTTGCTTGCACATTATTTCGATATAGAGTTAAGCGAAGAGCAAGATGCGTATGAACAATACGATTTTTACGCGGGCGGTGCGCTCATCAATCAGATAGAAAGGTATAAGTTAAATCCCGCATTTAAGGAAAAGGCGTTTGATATTATTTCCGATTTCAAGGAACTTCAAAGAATGGTTTATATTGAAATTGAAAATCTCAAACTGCACTACAACAATCCGATTTATCGTTTGTTATCGGCAATTTCCGTGTATGCAACGCCTGAAAAAGTTAAAGAGATTACGGCAAAAATGCAAGAAGAGATAACAAAACTCGGCGCGGATAATAAGGAAGTCGATACAGCGGAGAAAGAACATGCCTAAGTACAGTCAATGGTTTCCATACATAAACACGCAGGAAAGTTACAACGATATGTCGCAGATTACCGACCTGACGCGAAAAATATGCGATTATCTTATTGACGCTCCGCAAGGCGATTATCAACCGATAGATGACAACACCTATTCGCGTTGCCGATTTTGGAAATATCTCTATCACGACGGCGCAAGACCGCTGGCAAAAAAACTACCCACGATAAAAGAAAAAATGAGTGTGGTTTTCAATCCCGAAAAGCCCGAAAATCCTCCAACCGCAAAAGGGTATAGGATTTTCCCTCAAATATGGGTAAAGCAAAGCCAGACAGATGCACAGACCCGGATTTATGTGTATGAGGGTAGAGAAGTTCCGAATGACAGTTTCAAGACTGCCACTGCAATCCACTTCCTTATCTGGGCGCATTATACCAACGAGGCAAATTCTAAGGCTGACGCGTATAGCAGAACAACGGCAATCGAACAAGCGATAATTGAGGCGTTTAACGGCGTAAATATGACAGGTATTGGCACATTTATGTTTGACCGGCGTTGTCACCCCGATTGTGGTAGCAGACCTATTTACGACGGCGATATAAACGTCGGAAGAGAACTTGTGCTAGGACTTGAACTTGCGACCACGCGCAATCCTATGCTTGGAGACAGCAACAATAAACCGACGCTAGGTCACGGCATAAAACTTGCATAAACGGGAGCATTGGTATGTGCAAATATTATGGCTCGTTTGATTATTGCGAGTATTGCAATAAAGGTAACAGAAGTTGCTGTGTCGCACTTGAAAATTACAAAAAAAATCACGGTAAAACCGCCGACATAAATAATGCGACGGAGTTTATCGTGAATGGCAAAAAAAGATTATTCAGAGGTACGTCGAAATGAGTGAAATACAACAAAAAACCGCAAAAGACAGAGTTGTCGACGAGTTGCAGTCTTTACAAGAAAAGTATGACAATCTCGCGAGTTTTATAAAAACAGTTGCATTCAAAGACCTTAATCCGACCATGCGCAGATTGTTGAAACGTCAAGCCCGGCTTATGAACAAATATATCGCAATTTTGAAACGCAGGTTAAGCATTTGGGTTGATTAAAGAGGTTAAGCGGTATGTCTAAAAAGAGCCAAAAATATGTAAAGGACGCCATAGCGTTTATAGGCAGAGGGGTGAGCGTTCCGCAAAATACCCCCGAAGAATACGCAAGCCGTCAAAGGCAATATATGGCGGGAAGATCTCGTGCATTTGACTCACACAGGGCATATTTGGCGAGTGATTATTTCAATGCCGACGTACAAGGGTTAAATCCTGATGATTTTTACCGTTGGAACAATACGAATATTCGATTGTCCGACGTTTCGTCAAGCGACTCTTCTTCGTTTTCGGGGAGAAAAACAGACGATTTTAAGATAGTTCTTTTCCCCGAAAAACATATCGATTATTTCCCCGTCGGTGCGAAGATAAAAACTGCGGGGAGTGTTTGGATATGTATCAATCCGTCGAATGTGTCGAGTGTTAAACCGACCGCAATCGTTGCTCGCTGCAATTCGTCATACAACTCGTTCGATTATTACGGAAATATTATAACCGAACCTATCATCGTCGAGAAGTATGCAATGCTCGGCAATGACAATCAGACCCCGAACAACCTTGTATTGCCGGACGGTTATTTCAACGTAACTTGTCAACTTAACGATAATACGAAACAAATTAAGCAAAATTACCGCTTAATTCTTGGCAGTCAGGCGTTTTATGTTACAGGTGTGACGGATTTTATTCAGGAGTTTTCAGGCGATCGCGAAAGTTGTCATTTGCTTAACTTTACAATCCGTAAAGAAGAAACTATCAACGAGTATGACGATTTAGAAAAAACATTTATCGCCAACGGTAAAAACTCGGTATACTCGGCAACTCTTGACGGCGCAAACAAAATCAAAGTCGGTCAGACTGCTCAACTTACTGCTCACTTTTCGCTTAATGACGTTGAAATTTTACCGACCGTCGATAAACCGCTTACTTGGACATATTCTTCGAGTGATAACGGTGTAGTGTCGGTGAACGAAAACGGCGAGATAACCGCAAACAAGAACGGAAACGCGATTATTACGGCGACACTTGCCCAAAACACGACGATTTCGGCAACGCTTGAAATTGCGGTGGCGGGCGATATAAACGAGCCGTATGTGGCGTTTGTGGGCGTTCTGCCTACCGAGGTGACTCAATACGGCGAAATCGTTGTGAAAGCACGGTTTTATGAGGACGGCGTAAAAACAAACAAGCCTCTGACGTGGACTTTTGGCGGGGCGAACGGTAATTGTTATGCCGTGTCGATTGCGCCGAAACAAATGTCGGCACAAATTCAATGTTTGAAACCGAGTAACGAGCCGCTTGTTGTTACAGTCGGTTACGGTGAATATTCGGCAACGGCTGAAATCGTATTAAACGGGTATTAAGGCTATGTCAAACAGGTATGAATGTCCTTATGCGGTAAGAAAGCCGCAATTAGATTTTTTACTTTGTAAACTTTTGATGAAGGACGGCGTGAATTATTTCAATGTAAGAGAAGGCGTGACGGCAATGTGCGCTCATCAAAGGCATTGTAACTGTACCAAACGCGTCGAAAACACCGAAGGTGCGCAAAGTTGCTATCAATACCACTCGGAGCAAAAATCCGATTGATATACAACCGATAAAAGGCAGGAGATAAGAAATGAGCCAATTATCACAATGGGAAAAAAAACAGAGAATTAGGCAAGGTAAACCCATTGAAATGCTTAATTTAACGTTTTATCCCATAAAAATGTCATTCTATGAGCAATTTTTAACGTGTAAAGACGCGTTGATAATCCGACTTGGTACGCTCCCTGTTAAGTACCAAATGAAAGATTATCTAAACGCGATCTTCTCGCTTGAAATTGACGAAACGATTAAGAACGGAGCGGGTAGCGGTTTATTTAGCCGTTTGTTGCTTTTAATGTCGTTGTCTTTGCGGATAGACGATTTTGACTTAAAAGAGTATATGAAAGGCGAAAATATCGTTATAAAGCAGGTTGGTAAAGACCTTGAAATAGTCCGTTTCAAAATGACGCAGGGCGATAATGTTGCGGAAATTACGCCCCAAGATTTTTCCGCGTTAATTCGACCGCTTATTGCCGACCAAAACGGGCTTGAATTGCCCGACGACAGCGAGAACGAGGAACTTGTTTTAGCCCAAAAGCAATTACAAGAAATGCAATCGGGCAATCAGGTTAAACTTAAAACCGATTTAGGCAGTTTGGTTTCGTCCGTCGCTTACTTTTCTAAGGTAAGCGAACGGGAAATTGACGATTGGACTATTCGGGAATTTGAAAACCGATATAAGGCGATAGACCGTGATAAGAAATATACTCTTTACGGACAAGCCGAACTGTCGGGAATGGTTACTTTTAAGAAAGGTAATCCGTTTCCTTCGTGGGCATACGACAGTATCGATGAAAGCATGGGTACAATGTCGGCAAGCGATTTGGGAAAGCAATTCGGCGGTGCAAAACAAAAATAAAAAACAGGAGATTTTATAATGGATAAATTTCATTTTGGCGACCCTAACCTTTTCGTCAAAGGTATTGCGGAAGTGAAAATTACCGATGCGCAAGGTAATATTATCGGTTACGATACCGTTGCGAGCGAAGGCTCTGTCACTTCGAGTGTCAACCTCGGTGAAATAACGGGTGGCATAGGCAATCCGTTGCTTATAACCATTCCCGACACCACGCGTTTATCGGGTACACTCACTTCGCAGGCGTTTTCTTTGAGACAGCGTGCGATGATAAGTGGCGGTACGATTCAGAATAACGGTGTAGTAGAGGTCGTCGAGCAGGGCGTAGTTCCGGTTGGCGGAAAACTTACTATTCCGAATTTGGCAAAATATCCGCCGGCGAGAGCGTATACGCAAAACGCTGACGATACTTACGGATTGTGCTATGTAAGGCTTACGGGCGCAACGGAATATACGGGCGAAAATGTCGGCATCGATCTTACCACCGGCGAAGTTCAGGGAAATTACACGGGAGCGTCGTATGATATATTCTATTTTACGACCGTCGCAACGGCAAAAGTTCTCGACCTTCCGTCGAACTTTACGCCGCAAGTCGCAGGGCTTACTTACAAATACAACGTTTACTCTAAACAGGGTGAGGCGGTTACGAACGGCTCGCTTTCGGGTTATTTGTACCTTGTAGTAAGGTATGCTCAGTTTACGGGTGACGCAGGTATTTCGGCGTCGCAAACCGCTAACGCAACCACGTCGTATGACTGGCAGGCTTTGGCGAATATCGATAACGTTCCCGCCGCGTCCGACTTCCGCAACTGCGGTAATTCGTCCGCGCCTTACGCTTACTATGTATACGTTCCGTGCGGTCAAGTAACCGATCAGGTTGAAGGTTTGTTTGTCGTTGGCGGCGGTGTGACCGTTGCCAAAGGGGCAAAAGTTCAACTTCCCGTTAAGTATCTGTTGAAAGACGGTACGGTTGCCCAGCCCGTTTATTCGTCGCTGAATTATGTTTCTGCGGCAGCCGCAACGGCTAAGGTAGATGCGAACGGTGTAATCGAGGGCGTTGCGCAGGGCGGTACGACGGTAACTATTACCGTTCCGGATGTTACTCCCGCTATTTCGGCTATATGTAACGTTACGGTTACTGCGTAATTTTTTACTAAAACGCTATCTACGCTCTGAAATACGGGCGTAGATATAGCGTTTTGTTTTTATAGGTGTAAAATGAATGATTTTCTGAAAGTGGGCGTCGGGATTGTCGGGCTTGAAAGCGACGTGCAAAAAGAGACGGAAAAAATAAATAAACACATTCCCGTAGCGTTACAGAAAGTAAGCGGAGATATGTTGTATTCATTTTATTCTTATTTGTTTGGAACTTGGTATGAGGGATATACGCCGGTATCATATCAAAGAAGAACGGATAATCCGAGTTTGGGTCGACCGCTTGGCGATCCTGAGAATATCACTATAAGCGTAGATAACGGCAAATTAACTTTTGATTACTCACCGACAGGGGAACATGCTTATCAGTATTTCGGAAAGGTAAATAATGGAAATGATTTAATTGAAAGCATACAAACGGGCGAATTATGGGGAAACCCGCCGCCGCGTCCGTTTTGGAATAATTTTGTTAAAGAACAAGAAACAGAAATTTTAGATAATTTCATCGCATATATGAAACCTTATAAAATCGAAAAAGACACACCGAATGAGGGTGTCGACTTGAAAGATTCTTACCTTAAAAGTAAAGACAGATAATTTAGACAGCAACCGAGGATTCCTCGGTAGTTCATATAAACGGGAGCGGACTTATGGCAAAAATAATACTTGACGTACAACTGAAAAATACTCTTGCCACCGAGCAATTAAAGCAACTCGAAACTTCTATAAAGTCGGTTGCCGATTCTTTAAGTGGCGTTAAGGTAAATAAAGACCTTACGGCGCAAATAAACTCTTTAACGAAGTATTATAACTCTCTTGCAAAAGTCGCGCAAAAGACTTTACAAACCAACAATAAAAACGCTATTGCAGAACAAAAATTAGCCCAACAAAAGGCGAAAACCGCAACGGCGATAACGAAACAGTTGGACGCAGAAAACAAAGAATTTGCGTCCAAAATCAAAGCGACAAAAGCGGTAGAAGATTACACAAAAACTCAAACTAAAAGCACACAGGCTGTAAAAGAAAATACCAAAGCGATTCAGGATAATCAGCAAGGTATGCTCTCGATGATGCATGGCTTTTTACGTTGGCAAGTCGTAGCGACTTTGGTAATGCAACCGCTTAACCTTATCAAGAGTGCGTTTCAGTCTATCAATGAAACGCTTGTTGAGACGGAAGATAGAATTGTTGAATTACAACGTGTATTACCGAGCGGATCTATCGGAAACAAAGACCTGTCGGATAAATTATATAAATTGGCGGCAGACTATGGGCAGACGTTTGAAAATGTAAGTCAAATTGCTCTTAATTTCGCGCGTTCCGGTATGAATACCGCCGACACGCTGAAAGCAACCGAGGCGGCAGTTATAGCCCTTAATGTTGCAGAACTCGACGCAACGCAAGCATCTGACGGATTGATCGCCATAATGCAACAATTCGGCTTAGAGGCAAGCGATTTATTGCTTATCGTCGACAAACTTAATATTACCGCAGATAATGCCGCGGTTACGACAGATAAACTTTTAACCGCTTTACAAAGAACAGGTTCGTCCGCTAAAAATGCAAATCTTTCGCTTGATGAAACGGTAAGTATTATAACCGCCTTATCCGAGGCGACCGGTAGAAGTGGTGAAAATCTCGGCACAGCCGTCAACTCACTTATTCAATTCTCCACGAAAAGTTCCGCACTCGATACTTTTGCTAAGTTAAGCGAGAATATGGCGAATATTGTCGAGAATTTCAGACACGGACAAGGCACGGTTTTAGATATTTGGCAGGGTTTGTCGAAAGAAATTTCAGGCACAAACAGTGATTCGGAAGGCATTCTTTCGGGTCTATTCGGCGACTCTGACTGGCGAGACCTTAATGAAGAGTTGCAAGACGCTCTGGGGGAAAACTATGCCAAAGTAACCGAAATTTACGATACGGCAAGTACATTCCGTAAAAACTATTTTATAGCCCTCTTGAACAATATGGATAGCGTTCAAGCCGCGCAGGATAAGTTGTCCAGCGCAGAGGGGTATTCGCAAAAAGAAAACGAGGAATACCTCGATACATACTCGGCAAAACTTAATATATTAAAAGCCGAATGGCAAGCCATTGCGAATGATGAACAGGGAATATTAGGGCTGAAAAAACATTTGGTCGAATTAGCAACTACACTTTTACGCTTTATAGAAAGTATAGGCGGCATAAAGACGCTGTTGGTTTCTATTTCGACTGTTGTTTTGGCTTTGACAAAAAATAAAATCAGTGCCGGATTGTCAAAAATAATTTTACATTTTTCTAAATTGGCACGAGAGGTCAGGTCAACAGTCACGCCGTCTCTAAACACATTATCGCTTAAAATCAGTGAGTTAAAATTAAAATTAAAGTCTCTTGGAACGGAAGAGGAAAAACTTGCGGTTAAGACTGAGTTGTTATCTGCTAAGCAACAAAAGTTATCAATGGTTTTGTCTACCGTAGGTAATATTGTTACTGTGGCTTTGGCTGTATCGACTGTCATTTTCGGAATATATAATCATATAACCCAAAAAGCAGAAGAAGAGAAAAGACGGGCAGAAGAGGCAAGAGAGGAGACACTATCGGCTTATGAGTCGATAAAGGAGAAAGGCGATAAATTTGCTCAATTATCGACGAGATATAACGAACTGTCCAACATTCAAGATAGGACAGCAGAGCAAGATACAAAATATTGTGAACTACAAAAAGAGATCGTCTCGCAACTTGGCGATAGGGCAAAAGCGTTACGCGGGCTAACCGAGGGAACAGAAGAATACAACAACAAATTAAAAGAGTTGGCGTCACAAGAACTCATAAGCCTGAGTGTTCAAAGTCAGAACGCGGCAGATATTTATGCCTCGAAGATTAACGAGGACACAAAAAATAACAGCGATGGTTTCGGGTTTGCCGGTAGTGTTTTGGGTGATAATGCTAGTCAAATCCTAGATGCGTTGAACAGTAATGCGTCAGACAGAATCGACTATTTAAGAAAGGCGGCGAAACAGGCATTCTTAAATGGCGACGACGTAATGTCCGATTACATAACAAAAACGGCAGACAAAATACAAGAATCGCTTGACAATTTTATCGAGGCGCAAGTAAAAGCCCTTGCTTATAAAGCACTCGCGAGAGATGGTGTATCTTCGGAAAAAGAATATGACTCATTGCTGTATGATATAATGCAGGCGGTCGCCTCGACGGGGATTGAGCAAAATGCTGTTAAAGATATTCTTGATTCGATTTTGCAAAGCGGCGGAAGTTCTTATAATCCGGGGTCTCGTTGGGTCGACGACTTGTCTAAGGTCGCCGGGAAGTATAAAGATATTTATGAAACGCTCAAAAAAATTCGCGATACCCAAAAAGAAACGAGTGATTACGAAGAAAAAAGACTGTCGGTTTTAGAGGCGGAAAAGGCTTTAACCGATGCTCAAAATCAACGTAATGTTCGTGTGTTTAACGCAGAAACGGGGAATTGGGAATGGCAGAGAAACGAACAGGCTGTCGAAAACGCTCAAAAAAATCTCGATAAAGCAAAAGAAAGCGTTGCCGACGCTGCTTGGAATGAGGCAATGGGATTGTTTAAGGAAGGCAATCTTACGAACGATACATTGCTTGAAGTTCTCAATAAATGGGCTGAGGCATATAATGGAACTTTCGGAACGGGTGAAACGCCTAAATTCGTAGATGAAATTATCGACGCGATTGAAGAAACAGGACGTGTACATATTCGTCCGACGGGCGGTGACAGTTCCGACGGTGCGACAGATGACAACACTTCCGGTAGTTCTTCATCGTCGACAATGACCGGTGGCGGTGGTAGCGGTGCGCGTACCGAAAAGGCTTTTGCAACATATGACAGTGGTGGCGTTTTACAAGGGCTAGGTGGAATAAAAGCGACGGCACGAGACGAAATAGTGTTGCCCCCGGCATTAGCCGAGAAAATTCTAAATCCGACCTCTAACGCACAGTTTAAGGCTTTTGCCGACAGTCTGGGATTGTTATTCGGGGCGTCTGACCGTAGTCCGGTGTTGTCGAAAGGCGATGTTATAACTAACGGCGGAAGTGCCGTTGACAACTCGAATAATAATTCTTATGTTGTAAACGGAGTTCCTATAAGCGTGGAAGACGCTCATACGAAAACGATTGTGCAATTATTTGAAAATATGAGTTTACTAAATTAAAGGAGCAGTTATATGGCTTTATTTCAACCTTCCAACATAACCCCTTCGTCTTTTGCCGGCGTTGGCGGTGGAGTTGTGGACACTGCCGATAAGGCTAAGGTATCGTGGCAGTTAAACGGCAGTTCTCCGCTTGTCGGATATTGTATCGATTCTTATATAAAACAAAATGACGGAACTTATAGAAAAATCGGACATTATCCGATAACGGGTGATTTGAGTAATGATTTAGGCATTCAACTTAAAAGCGTTGACCCGCCTGTATATCCTGCGGACGCAAAGGGTAATCCGAATGTTTTTACCGCTGAATTTATAAATAACAGCGGAGATACGATAGATTGGGCTGCGTCGTTGGAAATGACTAACGGCGGTGAATATGCGTTTTATATAACTCAATGTTGGAAAGAGGGTAATAGACTCAAAACTATAACGCAAGTTGCTCCCTCGGCGGTTATAACGCGTACTACGCCTTTACTTTTTTTAGACCATGACGGTTCAACTCTCGCAAAAGCGACCGTAAAAGGTACTTATATACAAGACCAACACGACAGCATTGCATGGGTTCGGTGGCGTTTGTTTTGTAACGACGAATTGATTGATGACACGTTCCCGGTGGCGACGTCGTTATTGGAGTATGAATTTGAGGGGTTGCTGACACGTTTGACTTATACCGCCGAATGTACGATCGAAACTTCGAGCGGACAGGTTGTTTCTGCTACGACGAGTATAACTTATCTATCGAAAGAAACAAACGGAGGCGATTGGTCTCTTGCTTGCAATGCTCCTTATACAAGCCTAATCAATAATGATACCATAAAAATGTCAATTCCCGAAAGTTATAAGAATTGCGGTATTATTAACAAGTGGTTAGGCTTTGACGAAACGAGTGAAAACGCATATATCGATTGGACGAATATCGAATATTTAATGGGAACAAAAGTTGTAGTTGGAGAGATTTTGAATTTTAATCATTACGAGTATTATATATACTTGCGTTGCAAAGTAGTGAATGGCTTGAAATTCTATTTTTACAACCAAAGTTCAAGTTCTACCATATATACAGGGATTTATACCAGTAGTGATAACAAAACTATAACCGTTGAAAACCGCTCCGGTATTATCACTCAAAAACATATTTTTTCGGTGTCGGTCGAAGATGTCATTATTGAAATCGACGGAAACGAACGCGTGGTTTATATCTATGATACAACAACCGGAAGTTTAATTCAGGGTGAGTCACTGTCATATTTAGGAACAATAACCATAAATTGGGTTGAAATTACTGCTGACAATACAATTCCGAGTGGAGTGCCTTGTGTGGCAGGCGTTGCAATCAGTTTAAGCAAATTAACGCTTTCTACCGATATGTTTCAAGATAAAAACCCCTCTTGGAATGATAACGGAGTTAAGTTTTTAACGAATTTTGCCGGCGGAAGAAAGACTGAGCCTCTTAACGCAGGAGATATTAAAGGGGTAAAATCCACGGCTGTGTTTTATCGTCGGGATAAACAATCGGAAAAGTTGTTTGTCAGACTGGGTGCAGCGTCTCAACTAAGGGATTACGGTACTCGCTCGAATAGAACATATACATATGAGTTAAAAAACTTGAATGACGATAAACCTATATTGTATAGTGACCTTGATTTAACTCCGACGTTTAACGCATATTATCTGATTGAAGGCAAGCAGGTTGATAGCAATGAAAAAAATGTATTTCACGTTGTCAGATATTGGGTTTTCGGGAATAACATTTTGGCGGGAAGTATAGGCAACAACAATACGCCAAATTGGCTCTCGAATTTTACCGGTTATCGTTTACGTCAGGCGTCGAGCAGGCGAGGGAAGAGTGGAACGTTACAGGCTCTTTTATCGAATGTGTCTAATGCGGTGTATTCGGATTCGGCTCAGTTAATGGATTCTCTGTATGCGGCAAGTTTATCGTCGAATACGTTCTTCTTAAAGGATATGAAAGGCAACATTTATATGGTCGCAATTTCAGCCCCGATAACCCAAACGATAAATACAAAATCGAATATTCAGGAAGTTACGGTATCAATTCCGTGGGAAGAAATCGGCAGTATGAAAAATATTGTTTTAATTCAAACTCCCGACGATGAGAATTGGAATAATCCCAGACAAAATTAAGGAGAACTATGGCTAATCAAAGCGAGCGTTATTTGCAATATTTGGACGCTTTATTAAATCCGTTTCAGAAACTGACAAAAGTGGAATTTCTTCAACCGGATAATTCCGTTGCCTTTTTTCTTAGTAATGAAAACGGATATAGACGTGGATATAATCCGAAATATCAATCTGCCGCATTAGTTCAAGATGGTACGCTCAATGTGTCGTTTCAGAACGGGGCAAGGCGTAAAGCAAGTATAAAATTATCGGATTTAGATAACGCGTTTGAATATAATGTCAACAACATTTGGTTCGGGCAGAAAGTCAGGCTTTTAATGGGGCTTGTTTTGCCTGACGGTACTGAATTTTACCTTCCCCAAATGGTCGGGCTTATTAAAAATCCGCAATCGTTATTGAGTGAAAACAGTAAGACCGTCACATTTCCGTTGGTTGATAAGTGGGCGAATTTGGATGGCTCTTTATTCGGAAATTTAACAGATACATATACGGTATCGCAAAACAGTGTTCAAAATTCTATTTATACCGCTATTGCAAATCTGTTAAAAACCTCGCAATACGATCATAAACTTACTTCGGACATTCTAGCGATGATTGATAATGTGTCGCCGATATTCACGAATTATTATGACAATAAGACTTATGACGTTAAGGACGGCGACGGCTCTCAAACGCGAACGGTTTATATGACCGCAGTTCCGTATAATATATCCCGAGACGGCGGCAGTACGTTCGGTCAATTAGTGTTGGACTTAAACGAAATGCTGGCAGGAACGATAGGCTATGACCCAACGGGAGCATTAAGATTAGACCCGTCGCAAACTGATATAAACGATATTGAAAAACCTGTCTTATGGCAGTTTACACAACGTAACAGCAACTTATCGCAAATATCGGAAACAATCAAGAACGATCAGGTTTATAACGACGTAATCATCTCGGGCGGTGGAAACACTTCCGGCGGTGTCTGGGGAAGAGCGAGCAATAACGACCCGAATAGCGATACGAGTATACAGGCAATAGGACTGAAAACCTACCGGGAGACCAAAGCAAATTATTTCAACTCAAAACAATGTCTTGCGCTTGCCGAATATTACTTAAAGAGGAAGACTGTGTTGCAGAAATCAGTAAATATAACAAGCAGTCAAATGTTCCACTTGGTCGAAAATCAGTTAGTTTCGGTGCAGCGGACGGATAAGCCCGGCAGCCCAACGGAAAGGCACTTAATCAATTCATTTTCGTTGCCGATAGGTGAAACAGGTGCGATGACGATTAACGCAACAAGCGTAACTGATATTCCGAATTTTACCGTGACTTCCTCATCGGGAGTATAGGAGAAACTTATGCTTACAGATTTAACAGACAGTATTGCAATCAAAAGGGCGATTGAAAAGGTCGTTGACGAAAGGATCGCCCAAATTACAAAAGAGTGCCTAAGGACTTATAAAGCCCAAATTGTTTCAAAGACATCTACCAAAATGAACGTGAGACTTATCGGCGATATATCCTCGGTTATCTCCGTTCCGTATTCGACCGCAGTGGCAAATTCAAACGTCGGCGACTATATTTTTGTGGCTACGACTTACGATTCTTTCCGCAATGCCGTGGCTTGGTTGCCTGTCGATTTAAGTGTCGATACTCCCGTCGATATAGTCGATATAGGGGCAAGCAGTAGCGGTACATTTACCGATGAGCAGTATGCAAGATTGGAAAACGGGGCAATGATTAGAACGGCGATAAACTCTTCGTCTTCATTGTTTCAATTTTCAAATGAGGACAACTATACGAAATGGTATTATAGTTTTTCGCAAGACTTTTTTACTCGAAGTACAATCGCTATCACTAAGTCGTCCAAGTCTTATACCGTTTCGACGACATTTGGATTGGTAAAAGAAACAATAATGACGGCAGGACGTCAGTTGTATTTTGAATTAAATACTATGTACGCGGTGCAGTGTTTTGACTCAACCTATAATTTGGCTGATTTTACCATTGTCGGTGGTTCTAAGGACGGCGCGACAGGTAGGTTTGCTTTTGTATTTGTTGGCGACAAAATGCACGAGTCTTTAATTCTTTATCAAACCGGGTCGATTGTGATAAGCAATCTCGCTGCCACCTCGGGGGCGTCAACAGGAATAAAACCTTCGGCAAGTACAAGCAAAATTAAATATTTCAAAATAGGTGGAGCATAAAAATAGCCCGTCGACTTCAATCGGCGGGCTATTTTTTAATCTTTATTGGTTTCGTAGGCGGCTATCGCGGCGTTTAAGGTTGATTTCTTGTTGCCGTCGGGCAAATTATCGACGAGAGATTTAAGCCGTTCTATGGTGTCGTCAACACGCATTTCGGCAGTCTCTTTATCCCGCTTTATGCGGTCGTTTTTTTTCTCTTTCCAATCTTCGACCATAACGTTATCAAGTCGCCATAGTTGCTTTCTTAATAACTTCTTGCGGTCTTCAATTTCGGCGAGTTCTTTTTGTAGTTCTTCTTTATCGATTTTGTTGCCAAACACATTCTTTCCGATTAAATAAAAAGAATCAAAGTTTTGCGTTTTATCGCATTCTGTGATATATTCTTCTTTGCCGTCTTCATATTTGATATAGGCAAGAATATAGTCTTTCCCATTAAAAACTTTTTCGATTTTGCCTTGTAATCCCATAGATGATATTACCTTATCTCCGACATTAAATTTTATTTCGCTCACTGTTCTTTTGCTCCTTTAATTTATTGTAGCAGTCTTTGCATATTCCTGCGTGTTTAGCCGTCCAAACAAGGTCGGAATTGAAACATATCTTTCCGCATATATTGCATGGCTTATAGTCTGTTGTGGGTTGAGGAGTGTAAGGAAACATATTAAAACAACTCCTTTTCAATGGTATCTCTGTGTTTGCGTATGTTTTCTATTGTTTCTTCCGAAAGGGGAAGAATAGGCTCAACGTGGTATTCTTTTCTTAAATAAGCGAACGCAAAGCCGTAGGCATCTAATTCAACCTCTTGATTATTGTAGTCGTTTTTATCGCCGCTGTTCGCTAATGTTATGTCGTAGTCTTTTATTAAATCGTTTTCAATTTGCCAACAGTGCCGCAGTTTGTGTGCAACAATCATAATAAAAAATGCGAGATTTGCGTCGGTCATATCGTTATAAAGGAACTGATTTGACAATAAAATTGTTAAGTCGCCTTTGTAGCCTGTTATGGCAGACACCAAAGTTTCCGTGGGGAATTTATCTTGCGGTTGCCATTTTATTTTGGGTTCGGGTATTCCAAGAATGTAACAACAATCGTAAATAGTCCTTTTCAAGTACATTTTCCAATATGTCATTATGCGGTAATCTCCTTTGCGTAAATATCGAAACCGCTCGTTATATACATTTTACGTTTTTTATTATACTCCATTGTTTGTATGGTAATAAATTCAACACCGAATGCAACGTCGTTGTTTATGCTTTTATGCCCGTCAAAGCAATATTGTTCGTCATCGGATAAAAATTGGTCGGTGTCATCGATAGTCGATTGAATAATCGTAACAAAAGGGATCGCCTTTAATTTTTCATCTTGTTTTGCGTCTCGATAACCGAGTTCAAACATTTTTTGTCTGATTTGTTCAACGTTTGCAATTTTGACAATCCTTGTAAGTTCTTCGTGGTTCATTTTGTTCCTTCCTTTGCTTGCTGTTCGTCAAGCCTTATAAGATTTCTATTTGTTTGTAGTTTTAATTATATCGGCTGTTCGCCGGAAAGTCAAGTGTTATGCGCCTTGCAGGCTGTTCGTAAATCTATCCATAGCCGAGACGGCAGACTGAATAGCCGTGTCTTTATTAAGTATGTGACGGTAAACTTGTGCCGTAACGAGCGGGTTGGAGTGTCCGAGATTTTGAGATATTTCGGTCATCGGCATTCCGCTCATATCGCATAAACTCGTGAAAGCATGGCGCAATGCGTGAGTTTTTACACTATGCCCGCAACAATGCTCGGTGTATCTATGAACGAGCATAAGCAATGCTGGTGACGAGAATTGTTTCCAAATTTTACCGTTGGTACTTTTCCCGTTTTCATCGGAATCCGTGCCGAAAAGATAATCGTTATCGGTACACCATTCCGGGCGAATACCGCTTGAAAGATACTCTTCGATTATTTCCTTTGCAACTCTCGGCATTGCCACAAGTCTTTGTTTGTCGCCTTTGCCGTGTCGTACCGTGATTCTGTTTTGCTCAAAATCAAGGTCGGCAACGGTCAGCGAACGAAGTTCAGTATTTCGCAAACCTGCTTGCAAAAGCAATACAATTATAGCGCGGTTTCTGATTATCGTTTTACCGTTTAACCCTGTCGGAGTTTTCGTTATTAGGCTTTTGATTTCGTCGAGAGTTAAAAGGTCGTATTCAACGCGTTGCTGTTCGGGTATCTCGTCAAGGTGTACGGGGTTTTCCTGTTCGATTTTCATTTTGACGCACCACTCGAAAAATGAGTGTATGAAAATCATATATTGCCTTACGCTGTTCGTCTTTATCCCGCTCATAGAAAGGCTTGAACGCCAATTTACGACGGTTAAAGGCGTTATCTGTTCGTCGGCTTTCAAGAAGTCCGAAAACTTCCTGAAAGCCAAACTATAAGCCGTAACGGTCTTATCCGATTTCTTCATAGAGGGTAGGGCAAGAAGGTATTGCGTGCTTATCTCGTTAAATTGCTGTTTCTTCATTTTTCATTCCTTTATCCGTTATTATAAGTTACAATCGTTTCGCTTAAAATCGGGTTCGTATTTGCGCGTTATTTCTATTGTCTGTGCCAAAGTTAAGCCGTCGCAATATTCGATATAATCAACTGCGCTGTAATAATCGCCGTCTTTCAAGTCGGTGATTTTGCAAAACTCACGGAACAAGCCGCATTTATCTTTTAGGTTTTTAATTTCGGTCATTGCTCGCATAGTCTGCTCCTTTATCTGCATTACATTGCGTTACGGTAATGCTTTTTAACGGCTTACTGTCAAGCAATGCCATATAGACATTATCGACGGCTTTATATTCGGGAGTCGTTGCAAATGTAGAATATACGCCCGAAAACAAACGGCGATATTCTGTCGCCCAGAGTTTAGAAAACTCTTCGGCGATTATTTCGGGGGTGTGTTCAATGTCGGCAAGTATACGCGTTTTTATTCTTTCGACTTCCGCGTCGTATATTTTGTTCTCTTCGGGCGTTGCCGTTCGGTGATACCCGGCGGAATAGTCTTTCAAAGTTTTGAAAATGTCTTTTTTCATTTCTGTTTGCCTCCGTCTTGTTTATTCTTCTTTACCCAAAGGGCTGTTCTTTTGCCGTTTTTTGCCTTGTTTAAGGTTGTTGCGAAAATTGCAACGACCACTGTCGTAATTGCGGCTAATGAGTCGATTAAAATCGCGTTGATTATCATTATTTATGCCCCCTTTATCTGTTCTACAAACTTTTGCGTGTTCTGTTCGATTATCGTTTTGTCTTCGTCTTTGATAGTGTTTATATTTATCGGTAATAACACCGCCGAATAGTTCGTTTCATAGATTTGGAGCGGTGAGTTTCCATCCTTACCTGTGAGAATGTGTTCAAAGTCTGTTCCGATAACACTAAAAGCCCTTTTTAGATAAGTCGCGTCGAAAAACTTGTTACAATACTTTACCGGGAATTTTCTTGCTTTTTTTTCGTTGTAAAGTTTTATGTACTTGTCTATATTTTCGGCGATTATTTTATCGCTTTCGGTGAGTTCGTATTTTGACATACTTGCCGTTGTGCGTAAAATATTGTTTGCGTTGATGCTTTCGTTCACAGGGGTCTGCGGCAATGCGTTCAGTTCGGGCTGTTCTTCGTTCCACTTAACGAGAAGATAGCCGTCGCATATAAACTGCTTTCCGTCCGGTGTATGCTGTATATAAAGATTTTTACGCCATTCTTTTAAGCCGTTATCGCAAACAATCTTCTTTACAGCGTTCAAAAGGCTCATTTTAACACCTTTCGAGGCTAATATGTTTGTCTCTCTTTCGTAGTTTAATAAGTCGCGTAAATCGTCGATTTTGCCCGTGTTCAATAGTTCAATACATTTTTCAATCGTTGCCGTGTTCATTGTTTATTCTCTCCTTCATAATTTTCTATGCTTTTGATTATAGATTGCAGTTCCAAAACAGCCTGCCATTGCATTGAGTTAAGATTTTTATTGTCGCGATACAGGTAATTGATTTTTGCTCGCGCGTGCTTAATTGCCTCTGCCGGCGTTTTTACGCCGATTCCGACTTCTTTATTGATTTTCTCGCAATTTATATTCATTTTACTGTTCTCCGTATCTGTTCATTGTCTATAAACTTTTTTGCTTGCTCGCTGTTCGCGATAAAAAGCAGGTAGCGGGCGCGTTCCCGTTCCGAAAGCGGAAGGTTTAATTCCGCTTTCGCTTTGATTTTCTGTTCGTTTCTTTTCATATTCTCGCCCCCTTATGCGATCGCTGCTTTTATGCGGTTTCTTTCGTTGCTTGCCAGTCCGTACAGTGTTTCGCCGTTAGAAAATCTCGCCGTACAAACGTACTCGTCAAAGTCGTACAAGTCTTTTAATTTTGTTCGGCAAAAGTTAAGTATTTTGTGAAGTTCGCGCTGTTCGGCTTTCTTTCTGGCGGAGTACGACATATCAAAATCATCGTAATAGCCGTAGTAGGCTTTTTCTTCGGCGCGTCCTTTCTTCCAATCGGCGGCGGAATAGTATTTTGTCAGATATGCGCAACCGTAGGCGTCCGTTTTATCTTCGAGTAAGGTTTGCACGCCGTTATAATAGCCACATTCAAGCCTTAATTGAAAATAGTTAAGCCCGTCGTTAAACTCGTCAACGAGTTTTTGAGCCTGTTCAAAACCGTTAAAGTCGATATTTTCGACATATTCCGTTTCTCCCGTGTCCTCGTCTTCGTAATAATAGCCGTCGAAGTGTTTAGTCGCAAAAAGCGGGAAGTCGTTTTGATTAGTAAAGTTACAAGTAGACATAATTTTTTTTATCCTTTTGCGTGCTTGCCTGTTCGGTTCAAGTCTTACCGCGATTTTTTATTTTTTATCTGTTCGTCGTATTATCTGTTCGCCGCCCCGCCTTTCAGGGAAGGGCGGCTGTTCGTTTATTATTTTGCTATCAAGTCTATTACGGGCGTATATCCGAGCGTTTTATAATATTTCATAACGCTTTTAATATATCCGTCCGCGCCTGCTCCTGCATAATTTACGAGTTGCAAACCGCCGGAGGATTCTTCGTATTTTAGGCTGTTCGGCACTTCGGGAAGTATTCCGCGATATAATGCGAACGTCTCGCCCCGGTGGAAGTGTAACTCGTCGGGCTTTCTTTTGCCTGCTCTCGTTATCGTTATTTCGCCCGCGTCTGAATATTGCGCCCATGCTTTCGCCTCTATGCTTTCAAGCGTTCCGCGGTATTCCTGAGCCACCATTACCCAGCCGTCAACCGTTAAAACGGTTACGCGTTCGCCCGGCTGTAAACAGGCTTGCGCTATCTGTTCGCCGACAGGCGCGGGGATATAGAACGGCGTGCGCTTGCTCGTTTCTTCTTTTTGGGCGTTTATCCACTCGGCGGCGTTTTCGCTGTCGATTCGTTCGTCGAAACCCTCGGGAAGTTGCAAGATATAACGAGCATAACTAAACCCCTCCGGGTCGATAATAAATTGAAGTACGCCGTTATTGTAAACCGCTACGCAATCGCAATCATACCATTTTACGCCCTTACGCTGTTCGCTCGTCAATTTTTCGTAATTTTCCTTCGTCACTCGCGCGTCGGCTGTTTCGTGTCCGCCTTTACCCTGTAAAAATGTAAAATCAAACATAAACATCCGGCAGAAGTTGGCAAAAATCTTTTTATCGTTATCAGAATAGCCGTTGAAGTCTACACGGCGCGACACCACGGCGTCGACCTGCGGCAACTGTTCGCCGTCCTTTATGTATTCTTCAAGCCACTTTTCGCCGTCGTCAAGGCTCGATATTTTGCAATATTCCGCAAGGTCAAAATACACTCTTCTTTCGTTTTCGGGTATATCCGTAACGATTGCCGCCTTCTCTATCTGTTCGCGGGCGATTGCGTCCTTCTGCGCTTGTATACGCGCCGCCGCCTCGTCCTTTTCGCGCTGTATTCTGTCGCGTTCGCATTGCGCCAAAAATTCCGCATGGTCTCGTTCTTCTTTTTCGGCTTTTCTTTTCTTAAAGTCCGCAATATCCGCCTTCTGTTCGTCCGTCGGCTCGGTCTGTTCGTAATTGCCGGAGATTTGAAAATAACCGCCGTAAAAATGCACGTCGAAATAGTCGGTCATTGTGTCGCTGTCGTCGTAATTCCAAGAATCGGCAAGGGCTTTACAATAGGCTTGTACGGCGTTTAATTCGTCGCTGTCTTCAAAATATCCGTACTTGTCCGGCTCGCCCGTTCGTCTGTCTTTCATTATGTGCCGGCGTTCATACGGCGACGCCTTTATATACGCGTCGATCGTGTTATATGTCGAAGTAATCGAAAATTTTACTTCGGGGAATCTCGTTTTTAATTCTTTACGCAAAAGCGCGGCGATGTCCTTAACGGGCGGCAAGTTGTTTTTGTCGTGCTGTTTTATTCCGCTGACGTCGCAACGCTCCCAAAGGCTCGGCAAACGATTTTTTGCCGTTCTCCCGGGTGTTTTCGCGCTCGCCGTCTGTTCGTTCGCGTTTTCTATTGTTACGCCGTCAAGGGCGGCGCGGATCGTCTGCTCGTCCGTGTAACCGTACCAAAGGCGGCGGACTCCGTGCCACCGGTAGCCGTTCGCTTTTAATGCGTTGCGTGTCTGTTCGTCGGGCTTGCCGGCGAAGGTGATTTCCAAACTATTAAAATTTGTGTTTTTGTTTATTGCGTATTCCATAATTAAAACCTCCGAAAATTTATATAAAATATACGCTACAATTAAAATTTACTTGTTTTGTCGGCTGTTCGCTGAAAAAGTAAACGGCTACACCGTCCGCGCCCGTGTGGAACGTGCCGAAGGGCGTTATCGCGTCGGCGGTGTCGTTGCTTTCAGTCGTATAAATCGCGTTGCACTTGTCGAAATGCTCGTGAAAAAGATTTACAAATGCGAATCCGTCAAATATGCCGCCTTCGCTGTTCATAAACTTTTCAAACGCTATCGCCTCGGCGTTCTGTTCGCGCTCATATTCTTTTTGTGTTAAAATAACCATGCCCGCCAACTCTTGCCGGCATTCGTTGCGCCTGTTGTGTCTTTTCGGTTGATTGTATCGGGAAAATTTCATAATAAAAACCCTTTACGCGTGCGCGGCGTTTTACCGCTCGCGCCTTACCGCGTCAGCCTGTCATCGTCAGGGCGGGGAGGCTATCCCACCGCCGACGGCGCAACCCCTCAAAGATTCCGCCGTTTCGACTGTTCGCGCGTTTATTCTATTACTTTTAATTCTTTTTTTATAAATCGCTTTTTTATCCGTTCCGCCTCTTTTTTCGTTTTGGCAAACTCGCTACACCCGCAAAAATTTTTGCCGCCGTCCGTACTTCTGATTATTTCCACGTCATACAAATAACCCGTTGCCATTTTGAAAAATCTATCTTTTTTTATAACGTTTATTTTGCTTACTACTTCAACCATTTTTAAGCCCTCCCGCAATCGAGGCATGCGCCTGTTTTCCATTCGTAAATTGATAATTGACGACGCGCCCTTCCGATTTTTAACGCCTTTTTCTTGCTTTTAATGTTTTCGCTTATATCAATATAAACAAACCCGCCATCGCTCCAAAGCCCGACAAACTCGCCCGCGCTTATGCTGTTCAACAACTCATTGACCGCGGCGGCAATTTCGTTTGCTTTTTCTGTCGCGATTCGGTAACAGTCGCGGCGGCTTACTTGATAGCCCTTTGAAAAGTTTACCGCTACGCCGTCCGCGTTAAGTGTCGCGCCGCCGTTCTTGATAATCTCGTAAACGTTTACCGCCGTTATTTTTTGCGCCTTGTTTGTTTGTTTTTCATTTATCATTTTTTCAATCTCCGCCCGGCGTGGCGCGTTTGTTGCGCTCACGGCTTACGGGCTTTTTTTGTGCCTTTTTAACACAGAAACAAGCGGCGCGGGCGTTCTGTTCGTTCGTCCGTTTCGCTTGCTTTTCGTCGTAATTTTCAACGACTCTTCGGTGTGTTTTTCTTCCGTTTTGTTTTTTGGTATATGCGCAAAGTTAAGAAAACCGAAGCCGAAAAACCCCGCGCCACCCTTGCGGGCTTTTAGCCGCCCGCCGTCGCTGTTTGTTTGTTTTCGTAAGTCTTGCCAAAGGACTCCGCCGGTTAAAATTTCCAAACTATAAAACCGCTTCACGCTTTACGCTTCCCGCCGCCGTCGTTCGTTCGTGTTACCACTTCCGAACGGCTAAGCCGTCCGCGCGTCCCGTCGTAGAAGTCCGAACGGGTGCATCTTTTAATTTTTTCGTTAAAAAAAGCGACTTGCCACCGAAAAACGCTTGACAAGTCCGCATCGCTTATTTATAATACAAGCGAACAGAATCGCCGAAGGCGTTCTTGTTTGTGTGCCGTTTTCGCTCTGTCTGGTAAACGTTCGCGAAGGCGGCTTTTTTATGTCCTTTTTTAACTGTCTATATTATACCATCATTCAAAAAAAAAGTAAAGGGAATCAATGCAATATAGAAAATATTACATATGTATAATAATTTATGAAATATAGTATTATATAAGTAATTATAATAAATATTATACAACTGTACTATTTTTAATAAATTCGGAGGTTTTACCTTCGATTTTTTTATTTTATGCCGTCAGCCCGGCACCGTCTGCGACACCAGAAAAAACAGCCCCGAAACAACGCCCGAGACCGTCCGCAACACTCAGAACGCCGGCAAATAAAACCGAAACCCAAAGCCCCGGCAACCCGTACCAAATAAACAAAATTAAAATATTTTATATATGCCATACGTTTGACATATATTTTTACAAAACCCGCCGCCCCCTTTTTACTATATAAAAGCATTTATATATATAATAAAAAGCCTTTACAATTATAAAAGGCTTTTTCAATGCTTTTAACGCTTTTAAGCATATAAAAAGCCTTTACACCCTTAAAACGTTTATTTTATGCTTAAACGCTTTTATATATTTTTTTAATGCTTTAATGTATTTTATATTTACGTCTTTATTTATATTATTACGTTTTTTTTAATGCGTATTTTATTTATTTTATTATAATTATGTTTTTTTAATGCATTTTTATATTTTTAATATTATATATTTTTAATGCGCTTCTGTATTTATATTATTTATAATTTATATTATATCTTTTTAATGCTTTACGTCTTCGGGGTGTTCGCGTTACAGCCCGCACAGCGTGAAGGCGTGCCGGGTTGCCGCACTGCCAGACATTGCCGAACGTGTAAAGCGTTTTCGGCTTGTGTTTGCCTGCGTGCCGTTTTTGGCGTAAATGCGTTATAATAATTTATAGTTATTATAACATTCTCAGCCGTTGCGAGCCGTCCGCGCCCTTGCCGGGCGGGGTAGGTTTCCGACTTTGAAAGCCGAAAAAGAGCCGTTACCCGCGCATATCTGCATTTTTCTCTTTCCTGTTCAGAAAAAGTTTCGGAGAGGGAAAAATGGAAGATAGAGATAAAAAGAATTGAGAGAGTGAAGAAAGTATTAAAAACTTAAAAAGCATTGAGATTGTAAATAGGTGAGTGGGAGCGTGGGTGTAGAGAGGAGAGAGGTAAGGTTGTAGGTGGGGGTAGTTAAGCGACTGTGAGGGGTGAGTGGTGAGGGTGTCGGATTTACATATGTGACGGATTATTGACAGTTAAAAGGCTTGCAAATAGAAAAGACATATGATAAAATGCGAAGTGTAAAGACAAGGAGCGGTTGCGGTTCTTTATAAAGAGGGGCTGTAATTGTGGGGCGGTTTCATATTTATGCACCTGATAGAAACTGACCTGAGAGCCTTCCCGGGCTGTCTTTACATAAATGTGAGTGTAACCCGACTGAGACGGGGTGTCGGATAGCGACGGCTAAAAGACGATTACAGGTTCAAATCCTGTCGCTTGCGGAAGTTGTGGGTGGATGAGACTAAAACCCTCGAAACGGCGTGTGGCTGCCGAAGGCTATGTGGTCGACTGTCGGGCAGCGAAGAACGCCGAAAAAATAAAAAGAAAGACTTTTGGAGTGGCACAGTTCGCGCAGAGGTTTTTCTTTTATATCGCGGAGTAGGGCAGTGGTAGCCCGTCAGGTTCATAACCTGAAAGTCAGAGGTTCGAGTCCTCTCTCTGCAACCATTGACGCTCGTACCGGTATCAATCCTTAATAAAGTGTTTATATCGGTGCGGGTGTCTTAAATTTATAGGGGTATTGCCAAGCGGTAAGGCAACGGATTTTGATTCCGTGATTTCGGAAGTTCGAGTCTTTCTGCCCCTGCCAAATGGTTGTCTGAAAGGCGGAAAAGTAAGGCAACGACCGTCGGAGAGCCGATTACTCGTGGATGGTGGCGCAAGGTAAGAAGAACTTGCGGGGTCGAGTGCCGAGTTTTTTATGCAAATCTCGACCAATTCGGAAGATTGGCGTAACGGTTAGCGCAGCGGTTTGCTAAACCGTCCAAGCGAATAAATGTTGCTTGTATAGGTTCGAGTCCTGTATCTTCCGCCAGACCGGACGAGGGAGAGCGTATGAGCGATAAAAAACTTAAAGAGTATATGTCGCGGATCGACACCGAGTGTTGCGGGCATATTTTCGATAAGAATAAATATCATATCGGTTATAAGCGTTTCAGGTGTTGTAAGGTTGCGGTGTGCCTTGACTGCGAGAAAGAGCAGTATATAGGGAGTAAGGTGTGGAAACCGTTGTATAAATTTTTCACTCCGCGATTAAATATCGAGGCGACCGTAACTCATCACGGGAAAAACGTGTTTACGGTCAAATAATTATTTTACCCATAACGATAACTTCTTTTTGCTTTGGTAGTTATCTGTATTTATCCCCATTATTTTTTACTCAAAATGGAAAGGACTTGCTTAAACTGCAAGCCCTTTCCAAATAATAAAATAAACCTAAAATAGACCTAAAAATTAAAAAACACAATATATAGTATAAAAATACAGTTATGACATACTATATAATGCAGTCAATACACCCCTACTGTCTCTACCAGTAAATAAAAACCGCCTGATTTAGGCGGTTTTTATTATATTCTGCACGTTTTATTTTAATTTTTATCTGTATTGTTCCTTATTTATTTGATTTATTTTTTGTTTTGAACCCAAAAAACGAACCCAAAAATTTATTCTATACGGGATATAATATTGAGTTTGTCTTCTTCGTATAGATGACCGTAAGTTTTGAAAACTTGTGCGACGGTATCGCCTATGAGGTCGGCGACAACGTAGACGCTTGCGCCGAGGTGAATGCACATAGAGACGAATGAGTGGCGTAAGTCGTGTATGCGGATTCGTTTAACGCCTGCCTTTGCTATGTAGCGTTCAAAGGCGTGTGTAATCGTATTTTCGGGTGTAGGGTGTTGTCCGCCGAAATAAAAAGGTTTTTGGGGTGTATATTCGGCAAGGGCGACTTTTAACGGTTTGCAAATAATAGTTTTTGCGCGGCGTTCGTTTTTTGTTGAGGTTATTTTGTAAGGCGAGTTGTCTAACGTTTTTCGTGTGCAGGTTTTATCGAAGACGATATAATCGTTGTGTACGTCGTCGGAATATAAAGCGAGGACTTCGCCTTTTCTTCTCCCTGTAAAAAATAAAGTGTAAAAAATTGCGCGGTAGGTTGGGTTATCCACGACGGCTATAAACTTGTCGAACTCTTCGCGTGTCCAGAACTGCATAGCGGTTTTAGGCGTGCGGCGTTTCGGCTTTTTTACTTTGCGTAAATTATTGGTAACTCCGTAGCGGATTTCGCACCATGCGAGAAATGTACTCATTGTACCGCGTATACTTGATAAATGGCTGTACGAATAAAAATCGCCCGTGCGCGGGTTTTTCATATTCCAAAGGTAATCTTGCCACTCATAAAGCCTTTGTGGTGTTAAATCGGAGATTTTTGTATTCTTAAAATACGGTACGACGAAATTATTAAGGTCGGCGCGACGGTCATATATGGTGCTGTCTTTGTTTTGATTTGACATAGACGTTATATATAGCGGGGCGAGGTTTTTGACGGTTAATTCGTCTTTGCCTTCTTCTACGGCTTTTTTCTTTTTTAACGGGTTGTTCTTTACGAGTTCGCAGTTTTTCGTTATGAAGTCTATATGCGCCTGTTTTGCGAGGGCTTTCGATTTGTAGCCCGATAACTTTTTGTAAGTTTCTTCGCCGGTAGGGAGTATCACCCTGAAACGAATATCGTAGACTTTTCCGTTTAATTTTGTCTGCCGTTCTTGAATATTCGCTTTCGTGCTGCTTATATAGAATTTTTCATTCATAGAGACATGCTTATAGAGGTGGTATTACGATCGGCGCGAGTCCTGATAAATCCGATATTTAAGTCGCAGAAATCGTAAATGAGTAATGAAACAAATAGAGTGATGAGGAATAGCGATAAAACGGTTAAAAATTTAATCCAGCCGTTTTTACGTTTAATCACTCTTTCGTAGAGGTCTATCATTTCATCGGACAAGGATTTTGAGTTCTTTTCTTCCTGTTGTAAAACGTCTAATATCGGTTTCAAAGAAAGATACCCGGGGTCTCGGGTTTCTCCGCTGAAAATCTTTTTTACTGTTGACAACGGAATCCCCGATTTTTCTGCAATATCTGGTAGGGTAAGGTTGTGTTTGTCTTTAAGTTTGTTGAGGTCTTCTTTTAGTGTTTTCATTATTTCTCCCTTATTTAATTTATTCGTCGAGAATTGTCGAAATTTGTTCTAAAACCGCGAATGGTACTCGAAAGAACCAATATCGACCCTCGAAGTTCCAATATTGAGCCTTGACATTTTGTTATAAGGTGGTACACTTGAAACAAAAAGGGGCAACCCTTACGGAGGAAAACGATGAACAAATTAACAAGAGATCAACAAGACCTTATCAAAGAAATCGACAACGATACATATTCCGAATCCGAACTTGATTTCTTGATTTTCTTTATGAAAGAAATTATTTCAAATCGCTCATAGTACTATAATCCATTTTCGGTAGGGGGAACACTTCGGTGTTCCTCTTACTTTTTGTCTCTTTGTTCAAGGGCAGGTTTATCCTCGGCGTTCAAAGCGGTGGTGACTTTTGTCCCCGTCGTTTCTTCAAAGCGTTTGCGGGTTTCGCCCGCAAGAGAGCCGCCGCGTTTTACTATGGATTTACTCTCGTTAAAGGTTTCGGGTTTTTCTTCTTTGGAAAGGGTAGTAGCGGTAACTTCTGCGAGCATATTTATAATCAACTCTATGTCGGTCATATTATCGCGAAGATTTTCTTTTTTCAAACCTTTAAGGTTTTTATATTCCTTTACCGACATACCGCTCCAAGCCTTTGTCATCTCGTCGGTTAATATAGCGTATTCTTTGCCTTCTTTAATACCCCGCTCTTTCCATTCGTCGGTAAGATTTTTTCTCGTTCTGAGCGCAAGCATGCGCTGATTTATCCATTCTTCGGGATAACCTTTCTTACGGTAAAACTCTACGCCACGGAGCATAGCCTTTTCGGGATCAGCGATTTCGTCGAGTCTTTCACTACCGACTTTCGCAAGCCAAACCTTAAAAGGCTCGGCTTTGGGCGAGGGGATAGACTGCACAAGACGTAAAACACCCTTTGTATCAAGGCAGTCGGTATTATATTCTTTCCCGTCTTTGGGAGAACGCATTTTCAGTTGGTAACAAAATGATACCAACTCACTGCCTTCATCTTTTAATCTGCCTTTTAGAACTTTCCAGTATTTTCGCGCCGTTTGATAATCGTTATCAGTCAATATCGAAATTACGTCGACTACCGAAAAATACCATTCTTCCTCGTCGGCGTTCCATAGGGTGCGCACGTTTCTATTTTCAAAAATTTTAATCTTATCCATACACCATTTAACTTATGACTGTTTTTTGACACCAAAACATCTTGCTTTTGGCTTAATGTCACCCATAAAATATAATTACGAAACATTTTGAGGAGTGATATGAGTATAGAGAACGTTGGTGTATTTTTATCTTTTTTAAGCCCGATACTATTCTCTCTTGGTGTTTTTTCGGCTCTTATAGGAGATGTATTAAACCTTGATAAACTGATGTCAGTGGGTATTATTGTTATTTATGTTTCTTTTGCTTGCTTTATTGGCGGAATGATAGTAATCCTCATATGGGGAATTATTTCGAGTTTAATGGTAAACGTTTAGAAATCGGGAAATTTGATTTCTTTTTTATAAGTAAAAACTTTATTTACCGTTTTGGCTTTCAAAACGAGGTTTACCTTGTCGTGAAAAATGTCGTCATTATCGAAGATGATACAATTTATTGTTTTTGATTGATTTGCGGGTATAACTTCGTTTAATACCATATCTTTGTACTTAACACTGTTAATGTCGGCGTTGCCATTAAAAATGGGATATAATCGAAAGTTGTGCGAGAAAGTTAAAGTTATTAAACATTTCTCCATTTCTGATGGGTTAGAAAATGTTATAAATAATTTTAACGCTTTTACTCCTTTTATTGTTTTGCATACTTCGGAAACGAAGATATTACAATTTAATTTTTTCTTTAAGCACGCATTTCTTAACAAACAAATGAGCGCAGTAAACGCCGAAATGCCGGTTATTATTGTCGCGATATTTGCCAAAATGGTAGACCAATACATCATGGTGGTATCGCAAATCAAATAAATACTCATATTATTTCAATTACTTTTTTCTTTGGCTTTTTAAGAAAACTATATATTCCTGTACCTTTTTGATTTCTTCCGGGGTTAAGTCGCTAATAAGCGACTTTGCCTCGGCTTTCTTTTCTTCGTAGGGTTTATCGGTTTTTCCGTCGACAAAGTAACTGACGGGAACATTTAAGTATTCTGCTATTTTGCTTAACTTATCAAATTTAGGGCTAGATTTACCTTTTTTCCAATCAGTAAATAACACGGTTGTAAGGTTGGTGTCCTTTGCAACTCTATAAGCGGTTAGCCCTTTTTTTTCAATTAAATCTGCAAAATACTCGTATTTTACTTGCATTTTATAGTTTCCTTCGTAAGTGCCACTTGTTAATTCCGAAATATCAACATTTAACCTGTCGGCAATCTTAATCAATGTAGTTTTTCTTGGTATTGAATTATCATTCCAATTTGAGTAATTTGATTTTGAAATCCCCACATCCAAACAAACCGCTGTGGGAGACAATCCCTTTTTAGCGCAAATCCGAGTGAAGTTTTCTTTGAACACTTTTTCCCCGTCATTCTTTTTATCTGATTCAAATCCCATTAAATAAGCAGGTGTAACATTGAAAAAATCTGCCAACTGCTGAACTTTTTTAACAGAAGGTGTGGACGTTTTCCATTTATTAACGGAATTTTGAGAGAAACCTAATGTTTTTTCAAGGGTTGTTTTATTTATGTTGTTTTTTATACATAAGTCAATAACTCTGTCGTAAAAAGTTATAATTCCATTATTCTTTTCGTAAGCACTATTCGTTCTCCCATCAATAAAGTAACTGATGGGAACATTTAAGTATTCTGCTATTTTATTAAGTTTGTCAATTTTTGGCGCAGAGCGACCATTTTTCCAATGAGTAAACAAAACCGTAGAAAAACCTAAATCTTTGGCAACGCGGTATGAAGTTAAACCTTTTTCATTAAGTAATTCTTCAAAATGACTGTAAGGAACTTGCATTTTATGCCTCGAAAAAATTAGTTAAGAAATTCTAGTTAAACGCTTGACAATACATAGGAAATCCTATATAATATAGCCAAGATATAACGAAACGGAATAAAGAAAGGTTCGTTATATTGAGAAACTAAACAGGTTGTTTTCTCTTTGCTGTATAAGTCGCTTTAAGAGAGAGCAATCACAAACACGCCCCCAAAAGCGCGTCGGCAACTGCCTGATTTTTTCATCGTTCTATGTCAAAAGAAACCATTTCTATTCCTTTTCTTCCACTGTTTGGGCAGTGAAAAGACATAGTTCAGTACAATTTAGGTAGTTCAGGTTCTACCCTGCTTTAAGTTGTTAAGTCTTAAAGCGTTTGCCCGTAGTTTGTACAACGTAGCCAAGATTTTGCAATGTCTTTTTTTCTTGTCTTGACACCGGGATGCACGGGTAAGTCAAAAGGGTTTTCAAGAAAACCACCTCCTTCCTGCCCAGAGATAATCTCTTAGAGCAACGTACACAGCAAAGAGTGTGTTTAGTTTTAGTTTTGATTAAGGCTCTCCCCGTTGGTCGGGAAGTTGCGTTAGGTTGAGTTTTTCGTAGCATTAAAATTATAACCCAACGGAATAACTTTGTCAACGGGAAAAGCCGAATTTAGTAATTTTTCTCTGAAAAAGTGAAGAAATTACAGTTATTATAACATTTTATAAGGAGGTGTCGAATGTCGATAGGTGAGAAAATACGCGAAAAACGGGAAACGGCGAAGTGTAGTCAGAGCGAATTGGCGAAAAAGATAGGCGTTACGCAACCGACCGTTTGTCATTACGAGCGAGATTTAAGGACTCCGGGAATACAGACGATAAAAAAAATAGCGAAGATTTTAGACACAAGCGTTGACTACCTTGTCAACGATAAATAATCAAAAATTATGGGAGATAAAAGTTATGGACGACGCAATTAAGCAGGATGAGAACGTAGTAAAAACTTACACTCAGAGGGAGCAGATTTTTGCCAAAGAGTATTTGGACGTAAACGATTTTATGCGTCTTTTCGGTATCAGTCTTCCGTCCGCTTACAAACTTATACGAGAAGTCAAGCGGAACTCGGACAGGCTGAAAATACAAGGCAGGGTACATATTCAAGATTATTTCGAGTATTTTGACATACCTGACACAAGTCGTTACGTTCAACCGAAAGAGGTGAAGTCTGATGATTAAGAAAAAGAATTATTGGAGCAGAGGTGTTAAAAACACTTTGGGCGAAGAAAATCTGAAAAGTCATAAAGGTTTGACCACTACGGATCTGAGAGGAAAAATTCGCAATCAATGCGAAATCGAAATGTGTCTTGTATGTACCCACAAATGTAAAGGTAATATGTGCGCGGAACTTAAAGAGCGTTGCCGGCAGGCGATAGCCCTTGAAAGCAATAAGCGCAAGAAAATGCAGGCGGTGAAAGCAAATGCGTTATAAGGTCGGAGACAAAGTTCAAGTAAAATCGGCAACCGATATACCCGAGAGTTGTCCGACCGAACACGGTGAGGTTGTAACATTTGGCGATATGCTTAAATGGTGCGGTCAAACGGTAACTATTGCGCGTGTTTTAAGTGGCATTTATCTGATTGCCGAAGACGACGGGCAAAACTCTTGGGCGGAGGATATGTTTCAAACGAAATCCAATATATCGCCAGAACGCCGAAAAACGGCGCAGGAGCGGTTTTTAGAAACTTCCTACGCCGAGTGTAAGGCAGATATGGAAAAATGGCGAGAAAGGGCAATTTACGCCGAAAGATTGCTATCCGCGCTTGCCGCTTATGTACCGAAAGCCGAAAGACGGCTTAAAAATAAAAAATTAACGAGGTAATCGATATGCAAAAAGTTTATGCAATGGGGAATTTGACAAGAGACCCCGAGACAAGCGAGACCGCAAGCGGTACGCAATATTGTCGTTTTACGATAGCGGTAAGCAGACCGCCTGATAAGAACGGAAATAAGGGCGCGGACTTCTTTAATTGTCTTGCGTGGAGAAACACAGCCACCGCCTGCGGCAGATACCTTAAAAAGGGTAGTAAGGTTGCCGTGTGGGGAAAGTTTCAAAGTAACAACTACGAGGATAAAGACGGAAATAAACGGCAAAGGTGGGATTTGGTCGTAGACGAAGTAGAGTTCTTATCATACGGCGACCAAAGCGGGAACTCCGATCCGCCGGAAGAGCCTGCTTATTCGACCAGAGCGAAAAACGGTACGCAGGTTTCTATGTACCCCGCAGATGACGAGGATTTACCGTTTTAACGGGGTGAGATAAATGGCTGAACGAAGAATGTTTACTCAAAAGATAACTGAAAGTGATGCCTTTCTTGAATTGCCGTTATCTTCTCAATGCCTTTATTTTCACTTATGTATGAACGCCGACGATGACGGGTTTGTAAATAATCCTAAAAGGCTTATAAAAATGCTCGGCAATACAGAAGACGATATGAGATTATTGCTTGCAAAACGGTTTTTAATTGCTTTTGAAAGCGGGGTTATCGTAGTTAAGCATTGGCGGATGCATAATCTTTTAAGAAAAGACCGCTATAAAGAAACCGAATATAAAGACGAAAAAAAGAAACTTTTTCTTAAAGATAACAATACCTATACGTTAGATTCGGAACAGGGTAAAAGCCTTATTGAAAGCGACGAAAAATCACTTAAAAACGAGGTGGCAACCGTCTGGCAACCAAATGGCAACCGTCTGGCACCACAGGATAGTTTAGTTAAGTATAAAGAAGAAAGTATGAAAGAAGATATAAATAATATATATATCAATCATGCGCGTGAAGAGGAAACCTACGAGAGCATTATGAACGATTTCGAGGTTTCGCCGAGCGTAAGACCAATGGTATGGAACTTTATCAAACACTGTCAACTTAACGGACGAACTCTTACTAACGATAAACTTTCAGGCATTCTCTTTGAAATGGACAAACAACGGCTTGATGACGACGAAAAAGTTAAGACGTTGCAGGCGGCAATTAACGGCGGATATTTCGACATTAAACGAAACTGATAAGGGGAACAGGAAAATGTTGACGGCAAAACAAATGCTGAATAAAGAGTATGACGAGACGACTCGACAAAGGCTCATAAAGGCGGCGAGATTGCTGCAAACGGGAACGCCGGGTAAAGGCATACAGAAAGAAGAGATTGCCGAGGTCGTAGGACTTTCGGGAGAAAGAGAGGCAAGGGCTTACGTTTCTGCGCTGAAAAAGAAATTCCCGGTAATCTCACATAACGGTTACAAGGGGTTTCGGATAGCGAGAACTTCGGCGGATGTGCCTGACAACGAACGAACTTTTTTCGAGGTACTTTCGCGGGTCGAAGAAATGCTTTACGGAATACTCCCGAATCTTGCTTTCGAGCAAAAGAACGGAATATCATACGCGCCGTTGGAAAAATCGATAAACGCATTCTTAAAGGCATTGGACGAGCCGAAAAACGCGCAATTATTTATCGGGTAAAAGTTTTATGGGATATATCGAATGGAAAAACAGAGAAGAATGGCTTAACGCAAGACGGAAAACGCTCGGCGCGAGCGAAGTTGCAAGCGCAATCGGAATGGGTTTTAATTCGCCGATAGTCGTGTGGGAAGAAAAGGTAGGTAAGCGAGAACCGAAAGACCTTTCGACCAACGAAAGAGTGCAGTACGGTATACAAGCCGAAGAGCATATCAGGGCGTTGTTTGAACTCCAACATAAGAATGATTATTCGGTCGAGTATCACGCCTTCAGAGTTTACCACCACGAACAGCATTCGTTTCTGACGGCAACGCTTGACGGCGAACTTACAAGGCTTGAAGATAACGCTCACGGCATATGGGAATGTAAAACGGCGTGGATAATGAGTAAAGCCGATTTGGAACGGTGGGATAACAACTTGATTCCGCAACACTACTTTATTCAGGTATGCGAGCAACTCAACGTAACGGGGTTCGATTTTGTCGTTCTGACGGCGCAGTTGATATTCCCGGACGGAAAATCCGAAATTCGTCATTACACGATCGAACGCAAAGAAGTCGAAAGCGAAATCGAATACATAACGCAAAAAGCAGTTGAATTTTGGAAGTATGTCGAGACGGACAAGCGACCGCCGCAGACGTTGACACTTTGAGGGATTAAAAATGCAGATAAGTATGTTTGACGGCGATAAGCCCTTCAAGGTCAATAAACCGTTAAGATTGATAACCCTTTTTTCGGGGTACGACAGTCAGGCGTTGGCTCTTAAATATCTCGGCGTGCCTTTCGAGCATTACAGAACTTGCGAATGGGCGATTCCGTCGATACAGGCGTTAAAAGACCTGCACTTCGAGGACGACGACACCGATTATTCGGTCGGAATGAGTAAAACCGAACTCGTAGAAACTTTATATACGGCTGGCGTAAGTGCCGATTACAACGTACCGCTTACGAAAGCGCAACTGCAAAGATATGGCGAAAGCAAATTGCGGACGATTTACAACAATATCCGCGCTTGCCACAATCTCGTTTCAATATGCAATGCAAAAGGCGAAGACTTGGGAATTAAAGAAACGAACAAATATTGTTACTTACTTACTTACAGTTTCCCTTGTCAGGACTTATCCGCAGCAGGGTTGGGTAAGGGCATGGAGCGCGGGAGCGGAACTCGGAGCGGTATGCTTTGGGAAGTCGAAAGGCTTTTGAAAGAGACGAAAGAACTTCCGCAGATTCTTTTAATGGAAAACGTAAAGCAGGTAATCGGGCAAAAGAACATTAAAGCGTTTGCCGAATGGATAGCGTTTTTGGATAAACTCGGTTATCACTCGAAGTGGCAGGTAATAAACGCGACCGACTTTTCAATTCCGCAAAACCGCGAGCGTTGCTTTATGGTAAGCGTACTCGGCAATCACTATTACGAGTTTCCGAAGGTAATCGGCAACAAGTTAAAACTAAAAGACGTACTCGAAAAGAACGTTCCCGAACGCTACTACATAAGTGAAAAAATCATTGAAAGTTATTTCAAACGAAATATTCTCAACGAAAAAAAGGGAAACGGTTTCAGGTTTGAACCTACTGACGGGGGAACGTTGCTAACTCTGTATTAACAAGAAACGGTAGTCGCCCTTGCGATAATTACATTATTCAACGTTCTCACGGCTTTAATAAAGGCGGTAAGAAAGCCGATTGCCCGGCAATAACAACGAGTGCATTTGAATAAAATAACGTGATTGTAGAGGTGAATTGTGGAGGTGAATTGTGGAGAATGAAATACAAGGTTGTAATGTCATCGGACGGCTCGGCGGTAAATTCGAGCATACGCTTGACCTTACAAGACGAGTTTATGACGTTAATGCGGTCGCACCGACTATAACGACGTGTGGGGGGGTAATACAGAACCTAAAATTATGGAAGAGTACACACTTTCTGACCAGATGAAGAAATACATAAATTCTTACGATGATAGGTATATAGTCAACGACAATGCTTTAACGATTAACAAAGAGATTGCACCTGCAATTACAACCCGCGAAGGTTGTGTGCGAGCCGACAGTTGCAGTTATATGAGCGACGAGTTACCGCAAAACTATAATATCGCAAATAAAGATATTACTCCTTATCGAATACGAAAACTTACGGAGCGCGAATGTGGCAGGCTTATGGGCGTTAAAGACGACGACATAGCCAAAATCGGCAAGAATTTAAGTCGGTCGGCACAATATCATATGTTTGGCGACAGCATAGTAACGAGTTGCCTTATGGCGATATTCGGCAAAATGTTTAACGTAGACTATGAAAGTAAAATCAAAGAATTAACAAAAAATTTAACAGGAGAGGGTTAGGAATGGAAAACAATTTACTTGAAAATTATTCTTTTAAGGATATTAAAAAACTTGCAAAAGAGTGGAAAGTTTATGCGGGAATGACCAAAACAATCGTTCTCAAAAACGGCTTTACTGTTGTTATTGAGGTATTAGGCGTTGCACACGATGATTTGCCTGACGGTGGGAAAGCGAGTGTTACATTCGGCTTCCGCGACCTTTTCGGCACGGATGATAACGGTGGCAGAGTTATGCACACCGAATACACCAACAAAGGCGGTTGGGAAAAGTCAGAGATGCGCGCCTATCTAAACGGAGATTTCTTTTGCCTTCTCCCCGACGACCTTACCGCAGAGATTGTCCCGGTAGTGAAATACACCGCAACAAGCGGCAAGGGAAAAGTTGAATCTGTAACGGATAAAGTTTTCCTGCCGAGCGAAGTCGAAGTTTTCGGCACGCCGAAATACTCAAAGGAAGGCGAAGGGGAGCAATATGCTCTGTTCAAAGATTGGAAGAACAGAGTAAAAGGCTATGCAGACGGCGGCTACGGTCGGTGGTGGTGGTTGCGCTCTCCCTATTCCGGGAGCAGTAGCACTTTCTGCTATGTGAGCAGTAACGGTAATTACTATGGCAATAGCGCGAACTACGCTTACGGCGTGTCCCCCTGCTTTGCAATATAATCACATAATCTAAAACGTCTCGCGATAAAGCGAGGCAAAGGGAGTTAAGATGGAAGAATACAGCATTGACAAAGCGTTAGAAACGCTTGAAGAAACTAACACGCCGCAGACCATAGAATTTAAGGTACAAAACGATTTCGTTGAAAAGTTGCCTGAAATTTTATCTAACTGCGAGCAAGTAAAACAGTGGGCTATCGCTCAAACCGAGGCGGACAGAAATCTCATACTAAAAACAGACGAAGATTTCGACAATGGAAGAAAGCGTTGTGCCGAAATCAACAAGGTTGTCGCGAGTATTGAAAGCCGTAGAAAGGAAGTTAAGAAAGAGTATAACAAGCCCTACGAGTTGTTTGAAAAGAAACTCAAAGAAGTAACGGCGGTACTTACAGAGGCGAAAGATAATCTTTGGTCGCAGATAACTGCCGCCGAAGAAAAGGTTAAAGCCGAAAAAGAAAACGATTTCAAAAGATACTTCGAGAATCACGACGATTACGCAAAAATCAAAGATTATCGCTGTTGGGAACAGATTTTCGATAAAACTTGGCTTAACAAAGGCAAGAAGTACGACACGATATTCAAAGAAATCGACGGTAAAATTAAAACGGTATGCGATGAACTCGTGTCAATATCCGACCTGAACAGCGAATTTGAACCTGTGCTTTTGGTAAAGTACAAAAACGGTGCGAGCCTTACCGAGATATTATCGGCGAACCGAGAATTAAAAGCGCAGAAAGAAGAACTCGAACGTAAGAAAGCGGAACAACAGCAGGCGGCGGTTAAACAGAGCATAGAAACGCCGGTGATTGAACAACCGCAGGCACAACCTAAACAAGCCGAAGTTACGGATGCAGACGAAGAACTTATCACGATTGATTTCCGCGTCGTATGCACGAAAACAAAATTAAAGGCTCTCGGCGACTATATGAAAACAAACGGAATCAAATACGGCAGAGTGCCGAAAGGAGAATAAACATTATGGCAGTAAACAATTCGATAGTACCAAAAACCGAAAGTAAAGTAAAATTCACGCAAGCGTTGCAAACCGAAAAATTTCAAAATTTAATCAATACAACCTTGCGCGACCCGAAAAGGGCAAACAGATTCGTAGCCGCCGTAACGTCGGCAGTTGTCGCAAATCCGTTGTTAAACAGTTGTACGCCTGCGTCGATAATAACGTCCGCACTTCAAGGCGAAGCACTCGAATTAAGTCCGTCGCCGTCGCTTGGAGAGTATTACCTCGTACCTTACAAGAAGAGTGTAAGAAATTCGGAAACGGGCGAGTGGGAAAAGATTCCGATTTGTCAATTCCAATTAGGAAGTGCCGGGCGCATACAACTCGCTATGAGAACAGGGCAGTACAAAGACCTTGACGCAGTTGACGTCAGGCAAGGCGAATATCGCGGAAGAAACCCCGAAACAGGAAAGCCCGTTATCAAGTTTTACGAAGACGAGGATATGCGTGAGAATTTGCCCGTCATAGGGTATCTCGGCTATTTCCTTTTAACGAACGGCTTTTATCATTCGGTGTATTTCACCGTCGAGCAGTGCTTAAAGTGGGCTGAAAGGTACAGCAAGTCTTTCGATCGTAAACTTTACGATAAAGTCAAGAACGGCGAAAAACTCGACTGGAAAGAAGAGCAGGCGGCGACTCAACCGTGGATAGCACACACCGAAGAAATGTGTAAAAACCTCGTGTTGCGCAGAGCGTTAAAGAACGCGCCGAAGTCAATCGAGATGCGCAATATCGTCGAGGGAGACGAAAAGACCGACGCAGATATTTCTTCCGCATTCGACGGAATGCCTATGGGGTCTGAAACGCCCGAGCAAAAGCAGATAGGACAACAGCAGGCAGAAAACGACTTTTTCGGTGACGAACCTCAGGAAGAAGAGCAACCGCCCGTAGAAGAAAAGCCTAAGCGTGGTCGTAAAAAATCCGAGCCTGTGGCGGAAGAGGTTGCCCAAGTCGAACTCGGTTAAATAAAAGCAAAAGGGAAGAATAATGTTTATTCAACAATATTCTGAAAAGGTTAAAAAATGGATGGTATTCGGCGTGGGGTACGTTCTTTGCAGAGAGGGGCAAACTCCCATACAGAAAACTATTGTGCCGACAAAGACCAGCACCACGCCGCGCATTCATTTTTCGGTAACGGTAGGATCTGCTCTCAACGAGAAACGCGAGCCTATTTATCAAAATATCCCATGTGCCGTTTATGGCACGGAACGTTCAAAAGAGATTTATAATCTTGCGTTGACATTAAGGCGAAAAGATATAGTGCAATTCGGTGGTTATGTACACGAGGGCGAAATTATCGATAATCAGGGCAATCCGAGGAAATTTCGGGAAGTGCGGCTTGATTGGCTACTGCCGATAAAATTGTTTTTTAGCGGGAAAGTGTCTGTGCCGCAAGCGAATATCAATGAAAACGTTGAAAATGTAAACAAAAACATTAACGCTATCAATTCTGTGAATGCCGGTGGTAACGATGATTTTTGGGAAGACGAGGAAAAGGGAGAATAATTTATGCGATACAGAAATTGTTACGGACAGCGAAATAAACTCGGAAACACAAAAGTTGTGGTTGACGGCATAGAGTTCGATAGTAAGAGAGAGGCGACCCGGTATTCCGAACTTAAACTAATGGAACGAGTGAAACTCATCAGTAACCTTGAATTACAGAAAGAATTTGAATTGATACCCGCTCAACGCGAACCCGATACAACCGGCAAGCGAGGCGGGGTAATAAAAGGCAAGGTTATTGAACGAGCCGTCCGATACATAGCCGATTTCGCTTATATAGACAATAAAACGGGGCAGTTGGTTGTCGAAGACAGCAAGGGGTATCGCGACCCTGCAAGCGCAGAATATGCTAAGTTTGTTATCAAACGTAAACTTATGCTTTACAAGTACGGTATAAGGGTAAAGGAAGTATGACAAAGGGAATAACCGAAAGTTTATTGGACGAAATCGAAAAAAGCGGAATGTCTATAAAATCGATTTCAGAAAAAAGCGGCGTAAGTCGCACGACAATTATGGGGTGGATAAACAACGGCTATACCCCGTCAATCGAAAATGCGGATTTTGTGCTTATGGTTTTAGGCAAGCGGTTAGAAATAGGAGAGTTGAGTGATGACTAAAAGAAAAATAATTCGTTGCGAACACTTAAACGCTGCCAAACAAAAGTGCGGAAACTACATAGGTAAATTTGTCGGGGAGACAGTTGTTATTAAACGTCATGGCAGAGAAATACATATCGGCGCGGGGCAGCCTGTCGAAATCAAATGCGAGCGTTGCGGCGGTATTACGAAAGTCGAATGGAAAGGTGCGAAATGAAAATCGATATTTTTGCAACGGAAAGGAAGTACGATATTATTTATGCAGATCCGCCGTGGCAACAAAGTAAAGGCGGTAAAAAATCCGTCAGGGCAAACAGCAGCGGTAAACCGTTGGATTATAAAACCATAACCCTCGAAGAGATAAAAGAGCATCTCCGTCGTGCGACGGATTTATGCGGTAATGATTGTATATTGTTTTTATGGACGATAGACAAATATTTATTCGAGGCACAGAAAATCGCCGAAGAGTTAGGATATAAACTCCATGCTCGTATGATTTGGAATAAAGTTACGGGAATCCCCGCGGCGTTTACTATACGCTATGGATACGAATATTTACTCTATATGTACAAAGGGAAACTTCGTCCTGTCGCAACAGAAGAACGTGGCAAGATACATAGCGTATTTACCGAGAAAGTACAGAGGCACAGTCAAAAACCGAAAATCGCATACGAAATCATCGAGAGGTTATATCCCGGCACAAACAAACTTGAAATGTATGCAAGAAATTACAGAGAAGGTTGGGATTGTTGGGGAGATCAGGTATGAGCAAAATCGATTTAAGGCTCGGCGACTGCTATAAACTCATAAAGGATTTGCCGGATAAGAGCGTGGATCTCATATACACGGACGTGCCATACGATATTGAGGGCAACGGTGGTGGCGGCTGTTTCGGTGAAAAGAAACGCGACTATCACGCCGAGTATGAAAAGGTTTGTCAGAACACCAACGGGAATACCCGTGTCTGGAAAGCGGCTATGAAAAATATCGACGGCATTAAAGAAATCGCTTTCGGTATAGATTACGGCATTTTGGACGAGTTTTGCAGGGTTTTGAAAAATATTTACGTTTATATCTGGTGCAGTAAAGCGCAGATTTTACCGCTTATGAATTATTTCGTAGGTGAACACGGTTGCCGGTTTGAAATATTGGTATGGCTTAAAGAAAATCCGATACCTACCTGTAACGGTAAATATTTGAGCGATACCGAATATTGTCTTATGTTTCGCGACGGTGGTAAGACTAAAATCGGCGGAACTATGAAGACGAAACAAAAGTATTACATAAGCCCGTTAAATGTAAAGGATAAAGGCAACTTTCTTCACCCGACGATAAAGCCGTTGCCTTTCGTAGAGAATCATATTCTTAATTCGACGAAAGAGGGCGACACGGTTCTTGATTGCTTTATGGGCAGCGGAACGACAGGTTTAGCGTGTAAACACTTAAATCGAAATTTCATCGGTTTCGAGATAGAAGAAAAGTGGTACAACATTGCAAAGAATCGACTCGAAGGGTACAACGCTTTCGGTCAGGGTAACTTTTTGGAGATAAACGGGATATGACAAAAACAGAAAACGAATGTGTTAATTGCCCTCGCGAGCAAGGTTGCTTAGGCACGAATTGTCCAAATCGCAACGTCGAGCATATCGTTTGTGACGGTTGTGGAACGGAAGACGAGGATTTATACGAATACAATGGCGAGATACTGTGTGTCGATTGTATTTTAAGCGGATTGAAGAGGGTGCAAAAATGGTAGAAATCAGTGAAAAAGAGTTTTTGCAATTAAAAGCAAAACGGCTTATGGAACAATCACTTAAAAGCGAGCAATGGAAAGGCTTGCCCGTCGAAATACGGCAGGAAATATTTGTTTTTGCATTGTTTGTAGACAGATATTTGGGTAAAGAAGAAGAGGCACAACAATGAACGAATTTTTCAATATATACAATTTTGTCGAAAGCAACTACGAGTGGTACGAGCGAGCGAGAGCGCATGTGGCATACTTAAAAGAAAAACATTATCACCGCTGCGAAAGAAAACGCTTTAACGGTAAAACATTCAGACATAAAACTAAATATCTTTATCAAATACCTTATTATATCAAAATGGACGAAAGACAACAGAAAAAAACAGTTAAAGAGAGGTGCATATAAATGAAATATACCCACGAAAGTAAAGAGTTAAACGCACTTTTGGGAAAGAAAGTCAAGATAACGCTTTTCGACGATACAATCATAACAGGTGTATTAACCCGCGCAGAGTGGAAACCCGACCGTTATCAGGTTCAAAATTGGACTTTCCGTAAAACACACGTTAAGAAAATAGAGGTAGTAAGATGAAATCTTTGAAAGAACTACTCGAAGAAAATAAACTTTTTCATTACGAAGATATAGATATTATCAAAAAGTGGTTTACCGGAAACAACCTTGAAGAATTAGGGTTGCAAATAATACCCGAACTTGCGGCGAGTAAATCAGCGAAAATTCAAAAACAGTTGGACTATGCAAGAACGTGGATTCCTGTAAAAATCGATATGAAAAACGTTGAAGGCATAGATGCCGATACAGCGGTGTGCCTGAACAAAATCATTACGTGCTGTATGTTGTCAATGGATTTGCCCGAAGTGTATCTCGAATGGGCAAAAGAAAATATTCCGAAAATGAATTTACCGAAATTGTTTTTTATGCCGACTATTTACTATTTGAAAGACAAATACGGAATAGAGTTCAAAGACAAGCCCGAATGGTGAGGTGTTTATGAACGATAAGAATTTATATCGCGGGAAGCGGGTAGACGGTAAGATTTATGACGGCGTTTGGGCATTTAATGGCGGTTGGGTGGTTGGCGACTTAATCGTAAGCAAAGACAAATATTATATTCACCCGCGAGCAAACGCTTTTCAAGTGGACGGTATGCTGTCAAGGTCGATCGTTATGCAAGAAGTTAAAAAAGAAAGCGTCGGGCAGTTCACAGGGCTGAAAGATAAGCGGGGTTATCCGATATTCGAGGGTGATGTTGTCGCCGATTTCGTAAACGACAAAATACTAAGTGTCGGCGACGTTCAATTTAAGTGCGGTGTTTTCGGCATAGAGTGGACTCACAATAAGGTAAATAGAAGAATGGTCGGTGTTTTCGGACAAAGGCACAACTTGCGTAGGCTTGACGATGATATAATGGACAATATAGAGGTTATCGGGAACAGGTTTGAATTTCCCGAATTATTACACGACTTATAAAGAGAAATGAGATATTTTTATTGCATAGCCGAGTGCGACTGCATAAATAAAGGTAAATTGCAAAAGGTAACACAAATAAAGTTCGAGAACGGCAAAACGATTAAGTACAAATATTACGCTCAACTTTGTAAAAATACTTCTCGCGATTGCACTTGTCGTTATCGAATAAAAGATATAACTTATTTTGACACAAGGAAGGAGTAAAAATGGCTAAAAAATTTATCAGAGGCTTATACGAAATTAAGGATAAAATAAATAATTTGGATAAATTCGTTAAAATCAACAAGGCAGTGTTTGATGAGTTGGAGACTTTTGGGAATAACAACGGTGTTGGGTTTAATATTGGTACGGGGTATGACGGCACAATATTGTGTGAATACAATGTGGTTCGACCGACAATAAAGGAATGTGAAACGGCATTATCGGGATTTAAGTATCGATTAAAAATGATTTTTAAGAAAATCGAAAGGCGTTATGAGGGTCGCGGAGATAAAATTTTTTAAGGAGTATATGAATGAACAAAGAACAGCAGATTGAAAAGGACAGACTAATACAGATAGAAGAAATAGATGAATTGATACGGGAGAAATTTCACGGTCAAGTTGCTTATAGAATGGACATAAGCAAGTATGGCGGGTTTAACGGATATACGCCACTCTGTACTTATGATATATCCAAAGCCCTTTATAACGCAGGCTACCGCAAACTCCCCGAAGATAGCGTTGTGCTTTCAAGGGAAGAACACGAAATACTTGTAAAAACGGCACAAGGCAAAATTGGTAATATGAAAGCAACTGACTTCTTAAAGGCTTGTATATCAAGCGGCTTTATGGTAGAAGCAGTAAGCACGAAAGAACAAGTTAAGCAAGCCGTCAAAGAGTTTGCGGAAAAGTTGAAAAAGAAAGTACATAACTATTATCCAAGCATTGACAGTTATTGTACGAGCAAGCACGTCATACTTGTTAAAGACATCGACGAACTATTAAAGGAGTATGAGCAATGAAAAGTGTTTTAATCAGTATTCGCCCTGAATGGGTTGAAAAAATAGTGAATGGCGAAAAGACAATCGAGGTTCGTAAAACCGCACCGCAAGAAGTGCCGTTCAAGGCTTATATCTACTGTACGAAAGACAAGCCGTATTTATATCGGATTGACGATGACAATAATTTTGAATTGACAAATACATTGCGCCCAAAAACGTATGAGTATGTTAAAGATTATAATGAACAAAACGGCAAAGTAATCGGCGAGTTTATCTGCGATAAGATAGAAGATTTTTATTGTGCCTCCGTTCCTTACTTAAAAGAGAACAATTTAGGATATGGTCAGTTTGTTGACAACGGCGTTTATAAAGTGAACGGCTGGCACGAGGGTATAGTCTTTGAGCGTAACGACAGGTACATAGAAACTATGCTCAATAACGATGACCTAAAAGAAATGTGTTTATCAGCACAAGAATTATTTGACTATATCGGCGTAGGGAAACATTTATACGCTTGGCATATCTCCGACTTAAAGATTTACGACAAGCCGAGAGAGTTGAGCGAGTTTTATACGATTGACGAAAGCGGCAGCGATTGTTGTGTCGCTTGCGTTTATCACGAAACGCCGCTTGATGAAATGCCTTGCAGAACGTGTACGAGCGAAAGAAGATATTTATATCGCCCGCCACAAAGTTGGCAATATGTTGAAGAGTTGGGAGAGTAAAAATGCCGACGAGAAATGAACTAACTCAATTACAGTCTTTACCGCTTGAATTAAAGGTAATGCGCACTCAACAGCGTATACGCGAATGGGTGCAGTTCTACGGTGTAGACGGCGTTTACGTTTCGTTTTCGGGCGGTAAGGATAGCACGGTGCTGTTGGATATGGTACGAAAACTATATCCGACGGTGAAAGCCGTTTTTATCAACACCGGGCTTGAATATCCCGAAAATCAGCAATTCGTTAAAAGTTTCGACAATGTTGAAATTTTAAGACCGGCAATGCGATTCGACGAGGTTATAAAGACCTACGGTTATCCCGTTATAGGTAAAGAAGTTGCTAATTGTATATATTGGGCTAAGCGTGGACAGCAAAGCCGAATAGACCGATTAAATGGGGCGTGGACAGATAAAAACGGGAATAAGTCCATTTACAATAAAGAAAAGTATGCTCCATTGTTAAATGTTGATTTTAATATATCAGACAGGTGTTGCGGCGTTATGAAAAAGAAACCCGCTCACGAATACAGCAAAATCACGGGTAAAATGCCTATGACGGCGCAAATGGCAGAGGAAAGCCAACTGCGCGAGCAACAGTGGCTACGCAACGGGTGTAACGGTTTCGATATGAAGTCGCCGATAAGCAACCCTATGAGTTTTTGGACGGAGCAAGACGTTCTGCAATACATACTGCAAAATAACTTGCGGATTTCAAAAGTTTACGGGCAAGTCGTAGTCAAAGATCCTGACGGGTATCAATACGGCACAACTCTTTGTAGTTGCGGAAAATTAGATACTACGGGAGTAAAACGGACAGGCTGTATATTCTGTATGTTTTCTGCGCACTGCAAAGGCGACGAAAGGTTTTTATTACTCAAAAAAAATCACCCGCGTCAATACGAGTATTGTATGGGTGGCGGGGCTTACGATACCGACGGCTTCTGGAAGCCGACCAAAGACGGTTTAGGAATGAAGCACGTCATAGACGAGTTGAATAAAATCTATGGCGACGGCTTTATAAAATACTAACGATACAATCGCGGGGCGGCGCGTTTGTAAATAAAAATTATAATAAAAAAATAACACCGATTGATAGGTTTAGTCAGAGGGAAAGCCGCCCCCTTTCTCAAAAAAAAAATTAAGCATTAACTAAAAAAAGTTACACAACCTCTTGACAAATTTGTAATCGTGATGTAATATGGTAATGTAAATTGAATATAGGCGTTTTTATACGCCGTTGTAAATGACACTTTGATAGCACGGAACGATAAAGGTTTCGGAACTCGGGCAATGGGTTCTTAATTGCTTATGTGCCGCTTGGGTTACTCTTGTAAGAACAAGGGCATTGTGTCGTTTACGCAGATTGTCTTTATAAGCCTTGCGAGGTAACACTCGCAGGGCTTTTTTGTTATTTTTTCGCAGGAGTAGACATGGGCGTGAAAAAACAAGTCAGAAAGACGAGTACAACCGAATATTTTTGTCACTCTTGCGGGGCTAAACTCTCGGAAGAAAACAGCCGATATGAAGGCTCGCCGTATTGTTTAGATTGCGAAAGCAAAACCTATAACGAGTTAAAGCAAAAGAACGGTGAATCGTTGGCTTTGTTTTTCACTTGCCTAAAATACGACGTTCCGCTTTATCCGTTAATCGTGACTGATGAATTGTTTACGGCGAACGACGTTTGGCTTGCCTATATAGATTTACTCAATAAAAACAATAAACTCTTCATCGGCGAAAGGTTGGCGACCTTTTCGGACGGCGAAACAAACCTCTTCCGGATATTCGGCAAGAATATGCAGGCGAAAGATTTTTCGGAATTTTGTAAACGCGAGAAAGAGCGGCTTGACAGATTGCCGGGAACGGAAGAGCAACGCGAAAAGTGGGGAACTCGCGACCTTTGGCAAAGTTTTACGGTTACTTCCGAAGTGTATAAAGAACTCGATACACAATACGACGCTATGATTTCGCGTTATAAAGGCGTTACCGTCGACGAGACTATGGAGAACAATATACGACGCGTAGTAAAGTTGAGGGTCGCGCAGGATTATTTACAATCCATTGGCGACGCCGGCAGTTTCGATAAAGTCCAAAAGTCGATTGATAACATTCTTGCGTCAGAACAGTTGCGAAAGAAAGACGAAAAACCCGTCGAGGCGTTACGCTTGGATTCAATGGTTTTAGCGTTGGAAAATGCAGGGCTTATGGAAAGCGGTAAACTGCTTACTTACGACGAGTTGGTAGAGGTATTGAGAGACAAGTTCGCGAAGTCAAAAAAATACAAATATTCGCTCGACGTCGCAGACCAAGTAATACTCGATATTATGAACTCAATGCGTAAAAACGCCGATGAACCGACCTTAATCAATCTTCCCGAAGAGTATGCGGCGGTTGACGAATACGGTGAATTTGAGGCGGAAGAGACAGAGCAGGAGAAAGAGGCAAAGCGTTACGCAGGGCTTACGAAAGTGCAGATTGAAAAGCCCCGAAAGAAGAAAAACGGCGGTGAAGAGTAATGCCGACGGGATATTACAGCGGTCAAGGGAAAAAGTGGTCGCAAAAACGCGGACGTTGGGAAACCGTAAATAAGGAACAGGCTTTCGATTACGATAATGTCGATAAAGACGCGTGGGCTTTGCTTATAAGTTTTTTCAGATTTTATCCCGACTTTCTTTTAGACCTATTGCGATCGCCGAATGCGCCTTACGGGTTGGAACTTCCGCAAAGAATAATGTTAAGGGTTCAGGCTAGATACCAAACCACTTACATTACGGGCGCAAGAGGTATAACGAAAACTTTTGTCGTTCTGGCAGGTAAAGAGGTCGACGGTGTTGTTTACCCGGGCGAACGAGTAAGGTATTTCGCGCCCAACCAAAAGCAGTCCGCCGCTCTTGCGTCTCAGGCGTTTGCCTCGGTTGAAAAGTGTTATCCGCTGCTTGCAAGTTGGTGGAACAAAAACAACGACCGCGACGCAATGTTTAAGATAACGACCAACAACGGCAGTGAGTTTTCAATGTACGCTCCGCGTGGTGACAATTTCGGTTCGTTAATCGGCGAAGAAATAGCCCAAGAGGGCGAAGACGGATTTGACTTTACGACATTTGAAGAAGACGTTAAAAAAGGTCATAGACTTACGAGAACGGTCAACGGCGTAAAGGACAGAACAAGAATACAGTTAAAGCAATCGTATATCTCGAATGCCGCGTCAAGGCAAAATAAGGCTTTTACGGTTTATAGAGCAATGGCGTTAAAGGCTATGAAATACGGCGATAAATACGACGGCTTTTGTATGGATATATCGTGGATTTCCGCTTTGCTTTGTAATTTGCGAGACATTGCCTATTACAAAAAAGAACGCGAGACCTCTTCTACGGAAGTATGGAAACGCGAAATGGAAGTCTTATACACGGGTACAGGCGAAAACCCAATGCTTACCGATGAGATTTTATCTCGTAGCAGAGTGTTGAAGTCAATGGAAAGCGGACATTGCGGAGACCCAAACGCGGTCTATGTCGTTGCTCACGACGTTTCTTACGAAGAGGGTCAACGAAATGCACTTTGCGCGGACGTTGTATGGAAGTGTACAAGGTTCACGACAGAAACAAAACGCGATAAATACAAAAAACAAGCGGTTTGGGTAGATTCGTATCGACCGCCGCATACAGAGGCTTTACAGGCGCGAAAACTTAAAGATTTATGGCTTAGGTTTTGTATGGACGGCGGACAAACGACATATATAGTCGTCGACGCCCGTGCTGTCGGTAAAACGGTCGTGCAGGAACTTATGAAACCTACGAACGACGGAACGCCCGCGCTATGCTGCTATAAGCATTGCGCGTATACCGAAATCGAACAGCCTAACGCTTTGCCCGTAATTTATCCGCTTAAAGCGACGAGAGCGGGCGGAACGGATGACGAGGGCGTAATGATACGATACCTTCAAAAAGAGTGGGAACAAGGTAATATCGAAATCCTTATACCCAACGTTCTTGACGGAGTAGAGGCGTACAAACTCAATCACGGCATAAAAGACAACTTCGACGACGGTAAAATCGCGTTGCCGTATAAGCAAACTAACGGCTGGGTAGAAGAGATTCAGAATCTCGAAGTCAAACCGAGCGGAACTTCGGTAAAAGAGGACAGAAAGCATAAGACGATACAAAGAGATAGACACTCGGCGGCAAAATACGGGTTAAGGCTTATATCAATGCTTGAAGATACTCTTGTCAAGGAGACATACAAACCGAAATCCGATTGGGATAAAAAGATAGACGAATTTAAGCATAGCGGGTATATGCCGCAGATTAAACGACAAAATAACAAAGTTTCTAACTTGCTTTCGTTGCGGAGAAGATAAATGAAGAAGTACAAATTATACGTTTCGACATATCGTAAACTGCCGAAAGAGGTTGAATACACTTATTTTAATCCGACCGACAGCGGCTATATGCTTGCATACCACTATGAGCCGATTGACGGAATGAAAGAAATTCCGACGACGAACGAGGGGCTGTTAAAACCCGAGGAGAGACGGTGGCTTTTAGGCGTAAAACTTACCGTAAATGCCGAAACGATAAATGATTCGGCTAACGATATAAACAAGGCTTTAAGCGAGTTTTTAACGGTTTTTGAAAAGGAATTAAAGGCACAAGCCGACAAAGAAAAAGGTAATTAAAGGATATGGCAAAAACGACTACGACACAACTTAATAACGACGAAAAAAGGGAGAGGCAGAAAGCCCAAAATCGCGAAAGGGTTGCCCGTTGTCGTGCCAACAAAAAAGCGAGAGAGCAAGCCGCAAAAGAGCCGGGCGCGGTTAAGTCAAATTCGGCACAGACTGTGAATGCCGTACCTAATGCAACTTCTTTTTCGCCTATGCTAGACCGTTTCAGAAGTCTTATGCAAAATTACGGCGGTGCGCTTTCTGCCGAGGGATTCTTCTCGGCATTCGGAAGGGCGGGCGGTTATTGGGCAAATATGCCTAGCGTTCAAAACCTCAGGATGAAGGGCATTCAATCTTTACCTGCCGATTATAACAAGGACGACATTGCCGAATTCCTGCGTGCGCCGTATCAAAACGAAATTGCGTTAAGACAGACGAGTGAAACGCTTAAATGGACGGCTTATCCGTTTTTCAAGATAATAAAAACCTATCAGGATATACCGACCTATCGTTATTACTTCAAGCCACAATACATAGAGGCAGAAGACGCCCGGGCAAAAGATTTTAAGCGCGAGGCAATATTGCTCGATAAACTCAATAAAGAACTTTGCCCGGACGCTCAGGCACACCGAATAACGGGTGAGTCATTAACGCAGGGTAAAGTAGTTTATTACCCCCGCGTGAGGGTCGATAAAACGCATAATCAAGTCAATTTTGCGTTTATGACGGCTTTGCCGATCGACTGGTGTACGATAATTGGCAGAAACAACGTTTCGGGGTATACCGTTTCGTTCAATCTTATGTATTTTATGCAACCGGGTACTGACGTAAGGCAATACGGAGACTTGTTTTTACCGTATCTCGACGATTTCAACGATATGTTTTCCGAGCCGAGAGAAACCGACAGAAGTAAGAACGTCAGATATGCAAGCATTTCGTGTAAGGGCGAAGATAAAAAGTTTTATTTCGGCAACGTTAAGGCGAATGCGGCGGGAAGTCCGAGAGTATTCGAGCAGAACGGCAGGTGGTTTTATTATGTCAGTTTACCCGTTGAAAAAATTTGGGTATACGAGATAGACGACACGACCGTAAACGTCGCAAGTCCGTTGAGTGGTTTAATGATAACCTACGCTCAACAAGCGGACTATGAAAACGCGCAAATAAGTTTGTTGCTTAACCCGCTTATAAAGATATTTACGGGCGAAATCCCGTACTTTAACGACGACGGGGCGACAAAACCCGACAATTATCGGCTTTCCGAGGCTGGTAAATTTATGTTTGAGGCTTTCTTCGATAATCTTATGGCGGCGAACAATACGAGCGGCACGGCATTTTTCTCCGCGCCCGTGCAAAACATTAAGTCGCACGATTATC